ATCCGGGAAAATAGGAATGTTAGGATAGTTCTTTCTGAGCACTTTCTGATTGAACTCTTCTATTTCGCAAAAGGCTGCTGTATCAATTCCAGCCCAATCCGCTGCCATGCTTATTCCCGCAATCCCCGAACATAGATCTAACATTTTCATTTCCTATTCCCCTTTGTTATAAAATAGCGTTTTGGTTTAGTTTTCCTCAGACTCTCATTCCACCTTTTTAATTGCCCACAAGAGGTCAGCTAATTTTGGCATTGTCATGAGGTACAATCTTTCCTCTGACCCATATGGTTTATCAAAGCTTATAACTACAGTGTCCAACCTTCTAGTTGCATTGCAATACCCGTTGTTGTCATATTTCCGATCATAATATTCATACATATCTGACCCAGCTGAATTTCCATACTTAGGTGCGAAATCAGGTTTTACTCGCTTCCCTAAATCCATTAGGTAGTTTATAAGGTTTGTAGATTCTTCTTCATCAAATAAGAACTTTCCACTATGGTCAGTATTGGCTAAAAACTCGACTGATTTAGATTTAGGAGACACATATAATTTACTTCCTTGCGCGTCTTCAAATACTACTACTTCTCTGTTTTTAAAATCCCCCAAATTTATACTCATAACCTAATCCCCTTTTCTAATAAAATAAGAATTTTATTCAGTTTTATGAACCTGCACCCACTCACCGTTTTTCAACTCCCACCCCTGTAAATAAAGTTCACCTTCATAATTTCCTTTACATGAATTAATGCGTGCAATTCTTTCGATTTTTCCTCTAGCAGCACTTTGGAGTTCTGTATACTCTTGCTCTAATTTCTTTATAAAATTCAAATTTTGTCTTACTTTACTCCTGTAGATCCAAACCCGCCAACGCCACGTTCACTATCTGATAGCTCGTCCACCTCAACAAAATGAGCTGTTTCCACTGGTGCTATGACAGCTTGGGCAATCCTCGTTCCCCTTTCGATAACATGAGCTTTCATATTTACTCTTAACGTCCGTTCTGTGTTATCAACCAACACACCAACCTCACCACGATAACCACTATCTACTGTTCCAAGAATCACTCGTAACTTCGTATTACATGTCATACCACTACGTGGTCTCACCTGCAATTCGTATCCTGGCGGAATTTCAAATGCCAATCCAGTTTGAACAACTTTCGTTTCTCCCGGCCATATAATCGTGTCCTCTGCTGCAACTAGATCAAAACCCGAATCCCCTGGTTTCGCATACTTAGGCAACTCCACATCTTTCACTCTCTTGATCTTTACTCGTAAATTCATTCCGTCCCACTCCTTATAAGTAACTTTTCAATTTCTCTTTCTGTTTCTTCAACACTTCCAAGGATAACTTCGTCTTCCGCTTCTCGTTATCCAATCCCACCAAGTGATATTCCATCTTACGAATTTCACTTTCCACTACTGCCAGTTCACTATTCACCTGAATTTCTGTTTCTTTTTTCATGCAATCCCTCCTAGAATCCCAATTCATCCTCAAACTCTTTCCTTACAAATCCAACAAGCGGCTTCCCATTAGGGAATACTGTTACTGGTGCTGCACTATATCCGTAAGTATCGAACTCTTTTCTGTATTCTTCCTTTTCCTCAATATTACGAGTTTCATATTCAACTTCTGCCGCGCCTAGAGCCCACTTAACTTCCTCACAGTTTTTGCAATTATTCTTCGTGTAAATAATGATCTTAGTTGCCATTCTCTTCGTTCTCCTTCGCTTCTGCTAGTAATTTAGTGATTTCGTAAATACCATGCTCTGTATATTTCATCGTTCTTCCTCCTTATGATCAGATAATAGGTCTTCTAATGCGATTGCTGTTCCTTCAAACGTGTGCCACTGCCCTTTATGGAATCCTGATAAACCTAAATCCCCGCTATCAAAAGCTTTGTCAGCTTCTTTTCTACTCTCTACTGCCGATTCGCGTAATCCATTTATAAACTCCTCAATCGCTTTTCTCATTCTCCCCATCTCCTTTTATTAATTCGAATAGCTCCTGCTCACTCATTTCATACAACTGACGACCTGTTTCTTCTTCCTTATAAATCCCCTTAAGCAGTAGTACTTCTATGTAGATTCGCTTTTTGTTCACGATCAAAATACCTCTTACTTTTCACTACTGGAATTGTCATTGCATCTTCTTTGCTCCACCCTTTATGGACGCGTTGATAATATGTGTTTTCGCTTATTCCATTTTTAATTGCTATAGCTGCGTTGCTGATTCTTTCGATTGACTTTGTCGTCGCTGCTTTCATGGGGTCAAAACCTAAATCCATAACCCTTTTATAAAACTTTTGATACGTAATCCCGTTACTTTTAGCGATTTTTAATTCTTCCTTATATTTTGTAGAAAACTTCCTGTTCTTTAATGGTTTTATTGCTGCTTCGTACGGTGTCATCCCTCTCCTGATACGTTTGTAGAATGTTTCAACTCCAATACCGTTATCTATCGCAATCTGAAGTTCTATGTGTTTTACAGTCGGTTTAACAGCAGCTTCACGGGGATCCATTCCGTCTTTTACTCTCTGTCTGTAAGTCGCATAATTTATTCCATTCGCTTCAGCTAACAACATTAACGCGCGATCTGTTTTTCTTTTGTTCGTATTATAAAGAGGTTGCGTAATTGCTTTCTCTATTGACCAACCATATTCGTTTACACGTTGATATACGTTCCTCCTTGAAATGCCATTTTTATTTGCAATTAAATATTGTTCATTCGTGATTACTTCGTTGTATATCCTTTCCATTTCACGCTTCCCCCTTAACTTTCGCATAGCAACGTTTTCCTCTGTTGATTGGTGGTGTTGTTGCTGCCTTTTTTATATCCCAACCGTGAGTATTCACCCTTGACATAAAAGTTGCATAACCGATGCCGTTTTGTTTTGCGATATCTATCCAATATTTCTTCTTGATTTTTGCTCCATTAACCGGTCTTGTTGCTGCGTCTTCGCGATTCCAACCAAGATTGTATATTCTGTTGTAAAAAGTACTAACATTTATCCCGTTTTCTTGAGCTCTTTTAATCCATTTCTCATTTTTACCTTCATAGTTATGTCTAACCGTTCCAGGCGGAGCTGTTAAAGCTTCTTCCAGTTCCCATTTATCCGTTTTATAGAGACGATAAAACAACGTTTCTATACTTATTCCGTTAGCTGCTGCTCTTGCTCGTTCTTCATCAGTTAACCAACGATCTAAAGCCATTTCGCCCTCCTAATCTAGCTCCATAATTTCAGCTAATGTCCTATCCGATATATAAGTCTCGATAATTTGAATCCGTCCATATTTATCTTTAGCCATTCCCACGGCTTCGCTCTCTGACTTCGCTTCGAACCATCTAAGTTTCCACTTGTCATCCTTATCGTAAAACTCAACCGAATACGTTATGACGCTTGTGGCACTTTGTAAAAACCTATCCGCCGTACTCTTTGCTGAGTAATCAAAACTTCCCACAACATCATCCAATGTTAGTTGTTTCATGCTCCTAACCCCATTGAGCGCTTATTGATTCTTTTCTTATCGCCCTGATCCATAATAAGAACCGCTATTTCTAATTCGTGTCTTCCCAAAGTTTCGGCAATTTCCGCTAAAGTTTTGTTGTCTCGCCATAATTCTTTTACACGAGTAACTTCGCTTTCATCGAATAAAAGATCATACTTTTCAAGAGGTATATACAAATTGCGTCGTTTCTTTGTCATATACTTTTTCGTTTGTTGTGCTATTGTGTAATTTTCAAGCTGTTCGGCCGTTTCGAATTTCCCCATCCCATTTCCCCTCCATTTGTAATTGATGAATTGCTCTTAGTCTCGCCATAACAGCATGACGCTTTCTATCCACTTCTTCAGGCGTTTGATTCGCCGCTTCGCAAATACATGGTCCAAACTGATACATACCCGTTCCAATGTCGTTCTGAATTATTCCCGTTCCGTTACATGCACACATCTTAATTCCCCCTTTTAAAATGGTTATTTTGTACTAATTGATTCCCAGTCAAATGTTTCTAATATCTTTAATAACCGTTCTACTTTTGGTGCTCTCCATGCTGTCATAGCGTATGTATGAGCTTTTGAAGTGTAGTGGTAATTATTCAGTTCTAGATGACGTTTAGCTTCTTCTTTCGTTAGAAACATAGTGTCTGGTACAATAAAATCTTCTTCTTTAACGAAAGCTGTACTAAAATAACCGCTGCCATTCAAATTGTCTTCAACGTATTTCCACAACTCATCAAAGTTCTCACTTTCATCATTTATAATATTTTGCAAATATTCATCCTCTTCGATTTCATCTTCAAAGTATTCTTCCAAGAAGTTTTTCAAATCATCAAAATCAGAAATTACAACGTGGTCTCCATCGTTAAAGAAACGTTCTTCATGACCACTGTCATACTCCTCATTTCCCGGAACAATTCGATAATCTTTAATTACCCAAAAACGTGGTGATGCTTGATTGTCAATTTCCTGCGTTTTTAATTCCTGCTGCAATTCCTTTAAAAATTGAATATCCTTGTTCATTCCTTATTCCCCCTTAGAATGGTAGTGCTTTCCTTCTGTAATCCTTTGTATCTTTGAAAACAAGCGCTTTAAAATTATTGAAAATACGTGATACAATTCGTTCATCATATGCACCCTCTAGACGTTCCCCTGTGAGGTTTGTCGTGAAGATAGTAGATTTGCCTTGCCTTCCGTCAAAAACATCGAATAACACTCTATTAATGAAGTTTGTCGCTTTTGTATTGGCATCTAATGCGCCTAACTCCGCTCCCAAATCATCGACTATTAATATTTCCGCTCTCACTAAGCTTCGAATGATTGAATCCTCGGTTAAGGTTGAATCTTTACTGAACGTACTTTTAATCTTTCGTAGTAATTCGCCAACTGTAACGAAGACAACTGACTTCCCTGCTCCTGCAAGTCGATCTGCAATAGAGTAAGCAAGATGTGTTTTACCTGCTCCGCAATTACCGGCCATAATGGTGTTAAATATTTTCCCATTGAGATAATCCGTTGCGATGACCTTTGCGAGTTCTAGGTTCTTCGCTCCTTCTTCGCTAGTAGGTTGGTAATTATCAAAGTTGGCTTTCTTAATGTTGCTATCGGCAATCATGCTTTGTTGATGGAACATGAACTTCTTCTCATTTGCTTTATCCGCATCGTATTTTGCTTGTTCTTGTTGTTGAAGCTTATTACTTTCGTTTTCAAGGAAGCATCGGGGGCAAACAACTTGTCCACCGAACTTCATCTTGTTCATGCCGTGCGTATCGCACACATCAGAATCCATAGTCATATTCACCTTTTTGGCTATATCGGTTGGTATTGCTGCCGCCGCTCTCTGCATTGTTCTTCGCTCCTTTATTTCGTTGGTATTCAGCTTCTAAAGCTTCCACATCACCCAAAGTCTTAATATTTTTGTTAGCCCACTGTTTTAAGATGCCTTCAGCGTAATTCCATTTCTTCTGTTGCTTTAATGCACGTTCCATTGCTGCTATAACAAGTTCTTCGCTTGTATCTTTAATCCACTGATCTATGCCATCTGCCATGAATGGATTTAAAACTCCAATGTTACTTTCATAGAATGAGAAGGGGTTCTTCTTACTACTACTTATTGTTAAATTAGTATTGTTAAGATTAGTATTGTTAGTGTTTCCCTCAGACACTACCCCTAGTTCCTCTGGGACACTACCCTGGTTTCCCTCAGACACTACTAGTTTCTGTGAGACACTAGGTGTAGGGAGGACATAGTAGATATTGGATAAGTTATTTCCGAAATCATCTTTCCTGTTGACCTTTTGGATATAACCTTTTTCTTCTAATGACTTGATACATTGGACTATTTTCTTTCTTCCGCATCCGACTTTCTCAGCTAAAGTTGTTAAAGAAGGGAACGCTGATTGTGTATCTCGATTCGCATGCCTTACGATTACTGCGTAAGCTTTAAACTCGTAAACATCCAAATCACAATTGTCTATTGCATCGTTATCTATCATGAAAAATCCTTTTCGTTTATCAATAAAATTCATTTAGTTCACCTTCTTCATCCAACATTCGTAGCTGACATTATCAACGTAGCCGATTGTTCTAAATTCATGTTTTCCTTGAAAACTTCTACCGCTTTGTTCGTAAAACTTACCGCTTTTATATACTGGCTTGATTTGCGTTACGTAGTCATAACCTCTAGCTTCTAAATCACGAACCGCTATTAACATTTCTTTCATTGACCCACGTCTTACTGGCACTTGAAACATCACACACTCTCCCTCTCGCACAATGCGATACCATCTTTAATATTCAATATTTTGTATCCTGGATAGCGATCGGGAGTAATGTACTCAATCGCCTTCATTTTCATTTCTTTTTCGTTTTTTGCGCCCTCGCTAACCCATGAGGGGAGGACGACTTTTGATTGATTTTTATCTAACATAGGTTTTCACTCCTTAACCCGCTTGGCTATACTGCTTTTCCCATCCTATTAGCACTTCAATTGCTTTCGATGCAATCTGAGAGCTAATCTCGTTTAGGTTGTCAGTTCCGATGTTGCCTTTCAATGTATCCTCAATGGTATGTTTATCAGTTTTTGATATAGCTGAAATATGCGCTATTTTTGCATGTATCATCTTCATTTGTTTCTCGGATGCTTTACCCTGCGGTTTATTTGGCGCTTGTCCACTGTTGCTTTTACCTTTAGGTTTACCGTCGTCGTCCTTTCCAGAAGCACCGTTACCATCATCATCTTCACCTGTATTTAAGCTAAGGAATGCTGCTAATGAGTATCGTCTTGCGTATGTGATACAACTTCCTACCGCTTGCGGATCGTTCTTTACTGGCTTCATAGTTAGTTCATCCGACTCAAGCCATTCACCACTCTCATGTAAGAGAAGTGTTTTTAACGTTACGTTTTGACCATCTCCGCTTGGTATCTGCATGATGCTTAATCCATGTTTAGAAAGGATTGGTCTAATTTCATCTATAATAGTGTCTAGCGTTGCGTAATTGTTCTTAAAGAAAGGATTGTCTGCATCCTTTGCTATTTTGTTAACTTCTGAATTAAATTTCACTAATGCCTTGGCTAATTCAGTGATTGTTTCGCTTTTATTCACTGATATCAGCTCCTTCCGTCATTATTTCTAATGTTGAAACTGTTTCTTCTATATCAGAGATTGTTATTTTCACATCTACAATTGATTCGCGAAGTAAAATCTCATGTTCTTTCAAATTTCGTAACTTAAACTCGTAATCACTTAATTTCTTTTTTTCTACTTTTAGTGATTTCTTCAGCTCATCTATTGCGCGCTTCAAAACGGAATCACCTCTTCTTGTTGACTAACATCATAAACTTCCATAAGTGCTTGTAATCCGTATTCATAAGCCACAACCATCGATGCAGCGTTAGGTTCTTTACTTTGTTTGTATCGTTCAACCAAACTCATTAGAATTTGAATTTCAGCTTCGATTTTGTTTTGTAGGCCCATCTTATTCACCTGCTACTTTCTCTGTAGAATGAGACTTTACATATTGAGTAATGCACTCTGTTTCTGTGTGTAAATAATCTCCACCGAAGTCTAAACAACTTTCTCCGTAATAGATTTCCCCTTCACAACCGCAACATAGTTCAATGAAGTCTCTCGCTGATGAATCATGAGCGTTCCCGTAAGTAATCGGATTTTCAATCATTTCCACATTCCTCCTTGTTTACTGGAAGAAACGACCGTGTTATAATAGATGTACATAATAATTTAGTCGTTTCACGAACCATTCGATTAGGCGTAGTCGAATGGTTTTTCTTTTGTTTTTTCTACAATTTCACCAATTTCTTCATCTTTGAGTGCAATTAAATCTATTGGATTTGAGTTTTCTAGAACAACAAATATATTCTTAGATGGATAAAGAACCTTTCCGTCTACTTCAACAATGTCTTGAACAATGAATTGGATATAAGACGTACTGTAATGTACTTCGTAAATACATTTATCCGTTTGTGATGGCATTGTGTACACTTCACCTTTACTATCTTTAATTGCTAACAGAACAGTTTGTTTATTCACTTTCATTTCAATTCCCCGCTTCTCTAATTTCTTGATGCTTCGCGCATCGGAACATCCAGGAACCTTTCATTTAGGTGGGGACTAACATTAGATTCCTGAACATTCCGACAAGCGAAGGCTTGTCCTATTTAGCTAAAGTTATAAACTCTTTATGCATTTCTTCAACCTTATCTGCGCTGTTATGTATCCCTCTAGCTCGTAAATCCTTTATGATCCATGCAAGTTTCTTTTGTTCGTATTCATCACGTTGCTGTTTATTTTCCATTCCGTGACCATCCTGTCTTTTTGTCCCAGACATCAATTCGGTGTACTAGGTATGCCACTAAACAAATTACCGCTGATACGATTGCTAGTGATAACGTGCTTTCTTCCATCATCTAAACCGCCTCCTGTTCCTGTTCTTTCTTCAGTCGGTCTATGATGTAGGCTTGTCCTTTTGGTGTTACGTATGTTGTTGTCCATGTGAATGCTTCACCATTTGGTTTCTGTTTAACGCCTTGTGCGATTTCGAAGTATCCTTTTTCAACTGCTGATTGAGTTGGTTCAGTAGATCGTTTGAACATTAACTCCCATTCTCGAAGTTTTGCGAATAACTGACGTTGACCAATTTTTACTCCTTGTTTTGTTGCTAACTTTGCAACTTCACTAACTTTCAACGTTTGTTCTGACTGCATACACGCTTCTGCGAAGACTACTAATGGTTGTTGCTGTACGATTTGTTGTTGTGCTGCTGCAAGCTTTTCTTTCTCTTCTTTTAATTTAGTGAGAATACCAATCATGAACTCTGGATTTGTTACCGCTTGCTCCAAGACTTGATCCGTCATGTACGCTCCGTGTTTTCTAATAGAAGGAAGCACTTCACTTGTTACCCACTTTTTGAACTGTTTAGCTTCCTCTTTGCGACTTGTCATAATCAGTGAGTAAAGACCCGATTCATTAATTAACCATGTTTTTCTGTTTTGACCTGATAGGAATAATGTTCCCATCAGCTTTTCTTCTTCATCTAACCTTTCAACCGCTTTACTTACTTGCGAATGTTCTAATGCGTCACACACATCTTTTGCTACAAACCAAACATCTTCACCTTGTATTACCGTTCTAACTTGGCCGAATTCTTCATTATTGAAAACTTGTAATTGATTCATTTTCTTTCCTCCCTATTCGTTTTTTGAGACGTCTCTTTTTGAGACCTATAAGGTAAAAAAAGAGACTACTTTGTTAATTCATCAATAGTAACTTCATACAAACCAGCTAGTAAAGACAATCTATGTAAGTTAGGTTCACGTTTTCCAGTTTCTACTTGAGAATATGAGTTTCTATTCGTGTAACCCATTGTTTTAGCTACTTCCACTTGTGTGAAACCTTTAGAAAGTCTTAGCTCCCTAATCTTTTCAGTGTTTAGTTTCATTCGGTATCACCCTTTGTTCGTTTCGTTAAATTGAGTATAGCACAGGGAGTCTCTTTTTGAGAACCCCTAAATTATAAAAAAATAAAAATTTTTAAAAGTGTTGTCATTACGAGAACATATTTGTTAAATTTAAGATATAGGAAATGAATTTATATAATTATCTTTGTCGTTAGTAAATAAAAATTACTAATAAATATTAAGGGGAATAAAAAGAATGGATTACAAATTAATTAGTAGACGTGTGAAAGAGATAAGGACTGACATACTGCAACTTAGTCAAAGGGAATTCGCTGAAGTTTTAGGAATGCAGAGTAGATCTGCTGTTTCGATGTGGGAAAATGAAGAAAGTACAAAATGCCCATCTAAAAAGATGAGCTTAGAAATGGCAAAGCTTGCTAACGTATCTGTTTCTTATGTATTAGGTGAATCAGACGAGAAGAATCCTGATGTCGCTGCGAAAGATGAATGGGAAAAACTTATGATGCAAGTTAAAACAAAATCACCTAAGAAGCAAAAAGAACTTTTAGATCTTATTACTAACTTAGTTAAGATAACCGGCGATTGATAGCTTTATTTGCTACCAATCGCTTTTTTTATTTCTGATAGTATATCGAAAGATACTGAATCCCCTTTTTCAGCACTGTTCATTACTTCTTTAAGTACGTCCCCAAATTTATCAACTACGGCTTTGCTCTCCAATTTCTCCATCCCTAAATCCTCCAATGTTATCTTTATAGTTTGTGAACGATTCACAATGATTACCTTTTTGCATTTTTTCCTCAAAAATAGGATTTCTCCCAAAAGCACAAATGGCATTACCTCTCATTGAGGTAATGCCATTTAAATATATATTATTATAATCAGCCAGCTCCGCCGCCGCCTGGATCAACCATCATTTTAAGTTGAGTTGTCTCAGTAATAGTTGCTTGCTTTGGTTGTTCTTTTGCAACATCCGAAGTATTTACTAAAAACACTCCAAGAACCGCTAACACTGATAAAGTTGATAGAATCTTTTTCAATATGCTCTCACCTACCTATAAGACAATTATACCATTTTTTCAAAGGATACCCAAGTATAATTTAGGTAATTGAGCGTAAAATAAGTTCCCGTTTTCTTCGAACTTATTTAATGATTTTTCTATCAGTTTTTTATCACCTTTTGCGATTCCCATATAGCATAGTTGGAAAGCGGATAGCTTACCATTCTGTTTCTCTAATTCATTTAAAATCTCAATAGCCTTTTCCTTATTACCTTTTTTTATTTCTAGATAAGCTATTTCTGCAGAATCAGTAAGATGCAAATCATCTAAATCTTTTCCATGATATAATTTCAGGAAATTAAGTGTGTTCATAATGCATCTCTTTTTATTTTTCATCGTGTCATTGAAGGTATCACCAAGAATATATAATGCTTGCTCTAGGTAAGCTTTAGCTTTGTTATAGTCTTCAAAAATATAAGACTCTCCAAGGACATTCAATGCACTCGCTTGTGGAATAGGGTATTTACCAAGTTCTCCAAGGTATTTCATTAAATAAGGTGTGTACTCTCTTACCTCTTTTATCTTGCAAAGCGAAAGACTTGCAGCATGTATACTCTCGTTAATTTTTATAGTAAAACTTTGTTTTAAAAATTTTTCCTTTTGAAGAATTTCTTTTTCGATTTTCTCCTTAACATCACGCGCGTATCTATACAAAAATCGATAATCACTTAGATCATATAAACCATAGCAATATATGATATCTAAAAGTAAACTCATTTCAGTGCTTTTTATAGTTTTTCTCTTTTTTTCAACCTCTGTTAACAACAATTCACCTACAAGATTCTCTTTGCTTCTTCTATATAGAATACGGTAAACTTCAGCCCATTCTTTTGTAACATCATCTTTCGATAACTCAGCTTTTTTTATTAACGTTTCTAGTAATCCGAATTCACCTCTAGCATGGACAAACTCCATACCTATTTTTAAATTTTTATTACCTTTTATCTTCTCACAATACTCAAATAAACACGCTCTTCGTAATTCTGGATTATGTTTGTACAAATGTATCAATGTGTCTGAAAAGCATTGAAAACTAAATTGTGTATTGCCATTTAGATAATAAGAAACCTTCTTTTCATTGATCCCAAGTCGTACTGCTAATTCTTTATTAGTGATACCAGCTGCAAATAAATCATCCTTCATTTTTATTAATAATTTCTGCACTGTTTTGCTCCTCCTTGCCGGAACAAAAGACACGTTATACCCAGTTTTTAACTTTTAAAGGAAAACGCGTCACTACATTCAAAAGATGTGTTATAATTTATGTAAGACTTGCAGTAAGTGTTTTCCCTAGCGCTATTAGGGAAAGCGGTATAAGAGTGCGTCCAACACTACTTATACACGCTGTGAGTCTTTTTTACGTCCGTTTATTTTATTATTTTCATAATACCACAAATTTCCCAATATTCAGTCCTATGATTGTCAGACAATTGTTGAGAAAGTTAGAAAAACGCTTTACATCAACGTTTTTCAAGTTGTACAAAAATAAAATATGCAATTATGCATGTGACATAATAAAGACCTCATGAACATATATTACCATAAAAAACGAACTTTTGTTCTATTTTTATTCTACTTTTTAGTTGTTTAACGACTAAATTTTACTTTTAGTTAATAAAACAACTTATTGTAGTAGTATGATAGTTCAATATTTATACTTAAATTACTATGATAATCTTTGGACAAACTTTAAAACAATTAAGAAAGTCGCGTGATTTAACACAAGCTGAATTGGCTGAGATTTTAAATCTTTCGCAGAGCCAAATCAAAAATTGGGAAACTGGTAGATTCCAACCAGATATTCAAACTTTAGCGAGTATCGCCTCCTTTTTCAATGTTTCTTTAGACGTCCTTGTAGGTTTCTCTAACAATTTCGAAGATGAACCAATACAACAAGTCATTTCTGAAGCTAGGTCAACGTATGGGGCGTTAGACGATGCTCAGAAAGAGCGTTTTTGCAATCAAGTATTGTTGTTTATTCGAATGATTAAAGATAACCAAGAAACGTTCTGATTTGATTTCATTGTAGAAGAAAAGTTTTCCAATGAATAGTGGTAAAATTTGACATAATTTGACCAATTGTGGTAAGAGGGCATATTGCTCTCTTTTTTTATTTTCATTCGACAAAATGTGACAAAATAGTTGTAACTGTTTTTGTTATGCTTGGTTAAGAAATCTTACATTTTAAAAGGGGATATTATATGGCTACTCCAAAATACACTAAAATTGATGAACGCTTTGGCGTTATTGAATACCCGGTTACTCTTGCAGAGATGGTTGAAATCTCAAAAGAACTACCTAAAACGGAACGTAAATACTATCAGTTCGCTTTCGATGCTTTAAAGAAGGTTATGAAGGCTAAAGAAAACATTCATTACTTTGAAGTTGCTGATCCTAAGCTAACAAAAACGGGATTCATTGTTGTTGGGGAACATAACTTATACCTGGTAATGATGAAAGGCGGCTTATTTGGTGGCGCTGAAGCTGAAGTAGTGAAGTACAAAGATATTAAGGTTGTTGATTTTGATATCATTCAAGGACCGTTTGGTATCTCTCTTATGAATACAGGGATTATTTATCTTGAAATGAAGAAAATGTTCGGGACTAAGAAGCGTACAATCCGTAATATTCCTGATTACAATGTCGATGGAGTATTAAAATCGATTCGTAATAAATTGAAATAAACATTAGCACTCTAATGAGTGCTTTTATTTGTGAAATGATACAAACAAGGAGAGAAACAATGAAACTAACTTTATTTACGATATCTAACGAACAAATTAAAGAACAGTTGAGTAAGTTACAAACAAAGGTTGAATCTTTGGAAACTGTAAAAGAGGTTCAAGATAAAATTATATCTGCTAAAGATAGCCAAATCTCGTTTTTGAATGATTCAATCGCAAATATATGGGCTTCAGTTTCTATTGCCGCTACTTTCATTATTTTTGTTTTTGGTTATGTTGCATGGTTAAACAAACAAGCACAAAATAAAGTAGAACAAGCTGAATCTTTAATTAGACAAAATCAACAAACAGCAAATATTGCACAAGAAAAGTTAAATGATTTAGAGGAAAAACAACTATTACTCCAAAAGCAAACTAACGCAATAGAGAACCTGCAGAAATTTGAAATGATAACAGCTCAAATCCAAAGGGATTTAGGATTTATTCAAAGGCGTTTCGATAAAGATCGATCTTACTGTGTGAGCGAACAGAAAAAGGAATTTAATGAGCTTAGTCATGAAAGTTCTAATTTAGAAATAAAATATTTACTCTTATCTACAGAAATAAAAGATAAAATAGCAAAAAAAATAAATATACTAGAAGATGACATCCGAAATGTTGAGCAATTACAAAGCGAACTGGATAAATTTACTGAAAGGTTTCTTGAGTTTTCTGTAAAACTTAGATCTCAAAACTCTGATGAATAACCACTCCCTCAATACATGTCATTAAAATTAAAGTAGTTCAAGTCAGAGGAAGGCGCCTTAGGGTGTCTTTTCTTTTTTCTTATTTTTATTTAGAAGGTATTCTATTGTTTTACAAATTATCATCAACGATCCCCCGAAAAAGATTAAAGGAAACATTAAATAAACCATTATCATAAACCCCTCTAAATTAAGTTTATCCAAACCATAACTCATATAAGCAACAAAAATATCCCCTGCATAAACCAATAACAATAACAGTAATGGACCACCCAAGAATAAAACAGCTAAATATACACCATATCGATAAACAACAGATTTGAAAGCATCCATAAACAACCACCCCTTTATTAAATTTCACGTACTATATCTGATTGATAAAACCTAATTCTGCAATAAGGCATATTCTAACCATCCATCCCCTTATCCTCTAACCAAATAAATTATAATTCCCTTATTTATTCCTCTATCTTAGTGAGTCATTCCCCCAGGTCTTAAACAATCCTATATTTTTCATCATTTCTTAGAATTTAGTGTTGACTGAAGGTCTTGAGGGTTTTTATCATGTGGGAACGATTATGGAATACGGCTGGAAGACAGATTTATCCCCTATTTTGAAAGATCACAAAAAAAGTAATCGATCAAAATAGATGGATAAGCGTCTTGTTTTTGCCATGCGGTCACTTATACGGTATCCGTGTGTATAGACCCTGTTCACTCAGCGATCTTCACCGCATACATCCTTTTACTATGGCTTGTCCTTGTAATATCGTCCCTACACGACAAACTGAATGTATTCCCTAGCACCGTAATGCTAACGATAACCACCCGAACCTTTTAGAGAATCGTCTCTGGGCAAGTTCTCGCCCTCCCTCACCAGATGAACAGGAATCCAATGAGGGGCGCTGTTTTTGTAGGCGTATACTCTGTACCCCCTGCACGACCAACAGCTAGCCACGCCGTAACACGTTCCCTCTATATAGAAGCACGGAATTACGGCTTATCAGTTTTTATTTACGTGGTATCAGGCAATTCCACGCGAACAAAAAAACAAAAAGCATCTCCAATTCCTAAATAGCCTGTAGATCCACAAGACTTCTAGGTTTAGAGATGCCCGGTATATATCTTTTGGACTACAAAATAATCAAAACTAGTATTTACTAGTTGATATTTATCCAAACAATAGATAAAATGGGTATATCAAAGAAGCCTCGTGAAAAGGCATAGTTGTTTAAGAAAGTGATGGTACACTACTTAAACGTAAACACTGTGGTTGAATACAGTTCTTTCTAGTAAGTGTTGGTTGCAATTACTAGAACTAAGTCATTCCCGCTATCGGTTGGCGCCAATAGCATATGGGAGTGGCTTTTTGTTTTGTGTTCATATTCAATTGTTTTGCTCGATCTATTTATGTAGATTTGATTTATCAAAATATGTTTTGTTTTGTAGAATGATGCTTGTTGTGTACTACGTTACAATAAGCTTTTTTGTTTGTAAATGCCTCTATAACTCGTAATATCCCCCACTATATAAAAAATTAAAATTCATTTTTATACTTTTATAAATTTATAATTTTATAAAAATCCTGTTTTTCAAAAAGAGAATGATATTTTTGTTATAAAATTATAATTTTATAAATTTATAATTTTATATTTTTATAAAAAATACACTTATTTACCTTGATATTACAGTCTTTTTAAAAAATAATTTTTTTCACATCTTGTACTTATAATTGAATAGCCAACTATTTATAAAAGTATAAAATTATAATTTTATACTTTACCGTAGGTTTGTTGTGGTATAAAATCAAATTATAAATTTATAAAAGTATAAAAAAACTTTTTTTACGAGGTGACGGAAAATGTGCAAGGTTATCACAACTGGGAACTTCAAAGGTGGAGTCGGAAAGACTACTAATGCTGTCATGTTAGCTTATACATTCGCGAAATATGGAAAGAAAACTTTATTAGTAGATTTAGATCCGCAAGCAAATGCGACTGATTTACTATTCAACACAATGAAAAAAGTCCATTCAATCGAGCCGGAATTCAAAAGAACTTTAGCTATGTCTCTTATAGATGCAAACTTACAAAGTGCGCTGATTAATGTACTTCCTAACTTAGACCTACTTCCTTCTTACGAGGATTTACAAACATATGAGAAATTCCTATTCAGAAATTTTGAGGATGACTTCTCACAAGATACTTATTTCGCAAAACAGTTAAGCACAATCAAAGAAAATTATGATTACATTTTTATTGATGTGCCACCACAGTTAAATAAATTTGCGGACAGTGCCTTAGTCGCTAGTGACTATGTAATGGTTATTTTACAAACGCAAGAAAGATCATTAAAGGGTGCTCAAAAATACGTTGAACATGTATTCTCATTAGCAGATGATTACAATTTACCGTTAGAAATTATCGGGGCGTTACCTGTACTAATGCAAAACGGGAATGAAATCGACAAAGATATCCTTCAAGAAGCAGAAGAGATTTTTGGTAAAGCCAATGTATTCAGTAACATCATTAAACAGATGGCACGTTTAAAACGATTTGATAGAACAGGAATCACTTATAATCTAAAAGACGTTCATGATAAAAACGTTCATACTGTATACCAAAATATCGCAGGCGAAGTTGAAAAAAGAATCGAGATTTTGGAAGGAATGACAACAGTAAATGGATAACAAATTGAATATAGACAAAGAACAACTTGGTATGAGAAGAAAGAAAACTGAAGGGTCAGTAACCTTTACACCAGAAAGTAAAGAAAATCAGGAACGTAGTTTTCCTGATGATGATAAACTCTTTGAAAAACCGAAGAGAAAACTTACTACGAAAGAGTTACCTAAATCTTTCCGTGTCTCATTAGAAACTCACACAGCGATATCCACACTTGCTACAATTGAAGATATGAAGATCTACGAAGTGATAAATATGTTGATTGAAGAAAAAGTTGCTTCATTACCTGCACCAAAGCAAAAGTTAGTAAAAAATGCTGTAAAACAAGTGCTTGAAGTAAAGAAAAGCCGAGAATAGGTATAAAGTTTAATTTTATACCTACCTGAATTTATAAATTTATATTTTTATAAAAGTATAAATTTATAAAAATATAAAAGGAGTGGTTATTTTGGATAAACAATACTTGGTGACTGTTACGCCTATTCAAGAAGATTCTAAACCACAGAAAAAGAGTTCATTGTCAGCAACAGAAAGAAAAAATGTAAAAGTATCACCTGAAACACTTAATAAAATAAAAGCCATTTGCACAATTAAAGACATAAAAAATTATGAGCTTATTGATGAAATGCTAGATTACTATATCAATAATAATTTGAATTCAAATGAGAAAACTAACTTAACTGACATAATATCTATAAAAGGACAAGCATAACGCTTGTCCTTTTTTTATTCTCAAAAGTTTTTAGGGAGGATTGTAGATTCTTAGGGAGAATGTTGCAATAGGAACGAAAGGGGGAACGGATACAAATGGACCAGGAACAATGGAACGGGAATCGTGACTCATTAGAAAAATCCTATTGGACAAAGGAAGTTGCTGAGACCCTCGGTATAAGTGACAGCTATTTACGTAAATGGTGTTTGGAACTAGAGAAGAACGGATACAAGTTTATTAAGGTTAAGGACGGAAAGAACAGAGAAAACAGAGCTTTCACAGAACACGACTTGATTGCATTGCGAAAGTTTCAATCACTTATCGGGAACGCAGGAACGACACGTTCTATGGCTGCTAAAGTAATTGCTGAAGAATACAGTTCAGAAGATAGGAACGGTGGAACGGGGACTGTCCCTGCACCTCTTATTAGAGATAACGATCGAGAAAAAGCCTTGGAGGAACTAAAAAAACTAGCCTTCAATAGTTGGAAAGATGAATTAAAATCAGAGCTTGTAGAAGAGATCAAACAAGAACTTAAAGAAGAAATACAACAGCATATGAAAGAGGCAATGCAATCAGCAGAGGAACGTCTTGGTGAACGTTTAAAGAGCCATGACGAACTACTCATGCAAACGATTCGCGAACAACAAGAGACTAAAAAGATGTTAGTTGCAGCGCAGGAGAAGAAGAAATGGTGGCAATTCTGGATTAAATAAAAAGCCCTGCATACACAGGACTTTTTTATTCTACATTCTTATGCAGTTACATAACATAGATATAGTCTGTTACCCCTGTAACTCTTCCCAGCTTCTACCGTACAATTGGGTGTGCTGTTTAGTTAGGGAAGAGTTACTATATTTCTGTTCCACTGGCGGTTTCATTTTGCAGATGAATGCATGTTGTAGATCACCGCCGGCTCTTACAGAAATGATTGCATGGAATCGTGGTAATCTTGCTGCATCATCGATTGATATTGTTGGTTCTAGTCGATGTTGGGACAACTCAAATGTTTTAATGTGGTCATTTGAGAAAAGGATTTGTTGCACTCCGCCACCTTGTAAATTCTCTTGTAAAGAGTGCGGTAACTTATTCCAATGATGGAATGCATATAGCGCTCCAAGTCGTTCCTTACGCCCTTCTGTACCAATGCGCCCCATTAGTTTAGTTAATCCTTCCGTAGCGTATTGCTCAGGCTCATTAAATACAACGAAACACCCTCGACTCTGTTCTTCTTTACTCATTAGCATCCGCGTCATGAATGTTTTTAGTGTAATCCAATGAACAAGTGTTTTAGATGCTAATTCACCTAATTTTCGGTTTGGTATGCGGATAATAACAACCTTCCCTTCCTGCATCCATTTAGCAAAATTAACTTCTTTTTTCGGTTGCTGTGAAAAGATATCATATAAAGTGTCATTTCCAAAGAAGTCATCTAATCTATTTAATACTGCATCCGCTTTGCTTCCCAACTCTTCATTATCTCCCCAGGACAGTAGCTCTTCTGCTAATCTTTTATTTCCTTCTTGGATCAGTCCTTCAATTATGCTTACACGAAACTCTTCATCCTCTAGGATTCTCTTAATATTGAACAAAGAACCACCTGATGCCTTAGCTGCTGCTTTTAAGTAACGTTTAGAGCGGGCCATCTTCTCCATATCACCAAAGAAATCTATAACTTCATCTGCGAACCTGCTCGCGCCTTTGCGACCCAACTTTGCTATTACTTCAGTCAAATCCATTGGGACAATGTAGTTTTCATCGCTCAAATCAATATCTATTATTTTGTCACTGGGTAGAGCGTCCCTTATGCCGTCAGCCATGCCACGCTCTCCCGCTTCGCAAATTACTTCAGGAATAATAGCGCTAATACCATGATTTAAACATCCGTCTACTACCCAGTTTTTAATGGAAGTGTCTTTTCCATTTCCTTGCCCGCCAATAAAGGTATATCCTCTATACAACTCATCTGGATTCTTAACAGGGAAGTAGATTGGTATTTTCTTATCCTTCAGTTCGCTATCTCCTAAATGAATGCCATTCGGATCACATAATACACTTGGAATATCAATTTCCGTTCTTTTCTTCACACTTAATGCTTCCTCATAACGTCGTTGCAGTTCCGCTGTAGGCATTTGCATCGCTAACTTAGCCATTTCATCAGTCGAGATTAAATTCACGTTACCATTCATTTTCGTGCGTTTGGAGAGGTGTAATGTATTCAATTCTTGGATAACCTCTTTCTTCCTGCTCTTTATGTTAATTTTAACGCCGTGTAGCTCGTTATTATCAGCTACTTCGCTAAAGGAAAGGGATAAGGTTTCACTAATCGTTTCTCGTGTTAGTCGGTCTTGTGAGTGCACTGCTATGCGTATATGGCTTTTGAATGTAGGATTGTTTAACTTTTCACGACTAGCGGTACTAATATGACGCGAGTTTATCTCGTCTTCCAAGCTAAACGGTTTATCAATGACTTTGTCTTTAGAGTAAGACTTGTCACTTTTGAAGAACGTATTGGATAAGGCATTGAATAAATCCGATATCAAATAATTGACCTCATTCACGAATCCACCAATCGTCTTCTTTGAAGCGCCTATAATCATTTTAGAGTTCAATGTAGCTCGTTGAGGAACTTTCCCCTTAGATAACTTCTCATAAGCCCAAGATGCGTTCTTTATCCATTTATGACGGTTCTCTGCTTCGTTACAAATACTTAACCTTGCAAAGTCACCATCAAACTGCAATTCATCTATTGTGTTCATGACCGCTGCAATAGGAGTCTTTTGCTCGTTTGTATTTGTGTTCAAGCTAAATATATCGTGTTTAAGATACTTTAACTCCTGCACTATCGTATTTTCTTCTGGCACTTGTATTCGCTCTATTGATGCTTCTTTAATCGTGACATTCATCTTATTTTCTAACTTTCGTTTTAATTTGATTGCTTGATACTCTGATGTAGACACATAGAACTCAATTTTCTTTTGTCCATCCACCTGTTTAAATATCACATCAAACCAAAATGAATCCTTTTCGCGGTATACAAAGCGAAGCCCATCGCGCTCTAGACGCGTCCCTGGCGACTCATACATTTCGTACATCTTATAAATTGACTTCCAAAGTCGTCGAGTGTTATTGGAAACGTTAGAATGGGGAATTATTCGGTACACAACCATTTTGTTTTGCTCAACTTGAAAGAACTCAGACCATGATATTGTTTCAGTTCGTTTCCACCACTTCTTTTTCTTCTTTGGTATTTCTGCTGGCACACCACCGAGATAAATAGCAGGATAGTAAAACTTCTGCTCCTGATTTGGTACTTTCTTATCATCCACTTCACACACCTCCAAGGATTGTAAGAGCAATAATTAGAAGAGCCGTGTACCAACTAATTGTTTTCATCATGCTCCCTTTTCCTAACATGGATGAAATGATGATAAATGCACCTGCTGCTATCGTCGTGTATCCCATCAAGTCGGGAAGACTCACAATAAACCAATCCCATAGCAACACACCGCATTCTTTTATAAAATGACCAATCGGTTTTAGAATAAACTCTATTTCTGTATGAACAATACTATCGCTAAAGTTATTCAATGCATCCATAAATGAACCTTCTTTTGCTTTCTCACCGATGTAACCACCTGCATTAGCTAGAACCATTTTTCCGCCATCTAAGATGAATTTCATGATGTCATCCTCCTTAAATTCCTTTTAGGAAATCACGGATATCTACTGCATGCCGAGCTAAAATATAGCCACAACAACAGCCGATGAGGATCTCTAAACTTTTAGTTCTGTGCCCCAATGCCCAACTAGCTCCACTGAAAATTATCACGAGTACACATCCAGCATCAAAAGCGTTCATAATTGCTCCGTGAACATTTCCAAATGTGGCATTAACTGTTGCTGCAAGTGCTGCTTTAGGTAGGATCATGATAAGTGAACCGGTAGTAGCGGTAATAACTCTTTTTAAAACGGTAATATCACTTTTCTCTTTCTTTTTATAACTGCCATCCATAAACGAACGAAACGGTATTACCTCTGTTTTCGCCATAATGTACACCTCTCACATGTTATTTTTCGAACGGGACATACTAACGGTAAATCCTTGAAAATGGAGGTACTTCTTATGCATGTAGCTATTGGTGTAGTAGTAGGAGCAATTATCGGAGCGCTTGTTAATATCTTTGTGGGTTAGATGGAATAAACGGCAGTGGGCTTGATGAAGTCTGCTGCTTCTTTGTTTGCGATTTGAGTTGTTGAATACGTTCGGATGCAGTTGGTTGTGGTTTAGGGGCAGGAGTTATCTTTTTCTCCGCTTTAATCTCGACATTCTCTATATTTGACTTCTCAGATTGCTTCACATGATCTTTTTCTATCTTTTCGAGACTCATAGCTTCCCAAAGTAATTTCTTCACGTATCCGCTAAAATTACGACGTTTAACGTGCTTTAACATTAATCTGTCTTTCTCATTCTTTTCGTTAAATGCTACTGGTTTGCTGAACTTAGCCATCTGTAACACCCCTTTTGGTAGTAGCGGTAATATCGCTTTGTTAAAAGGTATTCTGTATTGATTGTCTACGATTCCTATTTTTCGGAAGTTTAAAAAATAAAATTGTTGGCTAACCTTTTACCAAAGGATTTTATGGGAGGGTTAACAGTGGATTGGTTCAAATTAGGTAAGAGAAATCGTTCCAAATTAGCTGAGTTTCTAAACAGTAATGATTTAACTCAACAAGATCTTGCGAACGAAAGTGGAGTAAGCAAGTCCACAATAAGTCGTGTATGCCAAGGGGACAATTTTTCACCTACAATGAGGAATGCACAAAAGATCATAAAAGCGTTGAAAAAATTGACAGGTAAAAAAGTTGATTATGATGACTTTTGGACTATGTAAAATAGTAATACCGCTATTACCGAAAATGACATAAAAAATAGTCCTACTTTTGCAGTGGACTTGTTGGTTAGCTATAAGCGCGCTATACGCTATTAGCTATATGCCGAGAACTTAAAAATATTGCGTGTACCAAAAGGATAATTATAAATTGCAACTTAATTTACTGATGTGTGAATTTTTCACCCCTTCAAAAAGAACAAATGTTCGTGTATAATGAACTTAAATTACACGAATCGGGGGATCATCATGGAAAATCAGAGTTGGGGAACACCTAAAGTACGTGGGAGGGGCATGGTAAAGTGGCAACCATTCGCGTCACTTCCTGAACAGTTTGAAGGAATTAGAGGAATGCTGAACGATTTAAATAAAGTACCGAAACCAATTGTTTTCGAGGACATGCAAGAACAGATTGAACGTAGTCTTATTCATTCGATGCAAAATAAAGAGGAAATATTAATTTCATATTATCGTGATGGTATGATTCAAGATATGTACATAAACGTGCAACATATAGAACCAATGCTAAAAACCGTGTATTGTACAGATGCTTTCGGTTTGAGTACTGAATTTAAGTTTGATGAATTAGTAAATATAAACTAAAAAGTCTTCTCCTTAGATGTAATTAGGAAATTAATCTTACATTTTTCTCCTTTAATTGGTATGATTCACTTAACATAATAGGAATTTTAAGGAGAATATATGATGTCTATAAAAAAACAAGAAAACAAATTACAAGATCGTCAATTGAAATACGTACTAGCTAAGTATATTATTCCTAATAAGGAATTAGATTTTAATGAAATTAGAACACAAGAAGAATTGAATGATATTCAGGAGGGATTAAAAAAATATCATAATCTTTCTGAAGATGAGCATATGGAATTATCCCTTTCAATCAGAAACGGTACTTACGAGCTATAAATGAAAAAAAGCCGCCCAACAAGGACGGCTTTTTTTACTTAACTGTATATACCCAACCTTTGCGATCAAGGTAGTCAGTGAATGCTTTTAATTGAATATCACTAGTTGGATCGGTTACTGGATAAATGTACCCATCACTTTTAAGATTTAAGTTGCCTGTCATGTGAACTGAATTTAAAGCGCCAACTACATCAGCTAAATTTTCTCCGCCGATACCACCTACTTCTACAACATTGTGTTTTTGATTAGGTGGTGGAGTCGTTACATTTCCACTCTTTACCTTTTGAATGAATGAATTCCATCTCCCTTCAGCTAGCATTCTATGTGGGCAATATTTTCCTGACCATGATTGGTGAGTTCGAACGTTTTCAATTGGAATGTTATACATGGACATGATTTGTCGTACAACATCAACAGCATTTTCCTCAGCTTTATAGTATCGATCTCCACCACTTAAAGAGTAACAAATTTCTACACTAATAGACTTACGATTACCTGAGCCATTTCCATCACCGCAAGCCCATGCGTTGCGTTCTAACGGAATACCTTGTACAGCTTCTTTATCATCTACTGCGATATGAAATGAAACTTCGTTGTTGTTTCGAATCATATAAGCTACTTCATTTTCTGCTGTAGCATCGTTGTAAGTGTTATGAACTGTAATGTATTGTGGATTCATTGTATAAGGACACTTTGTACCATATTTACTTGGGTCAACTAATTTTTTTCTGATTTCCATTATTCAACATCCCCTTTGTTTTGTTTATCAGCGAACCATTTACCTGCAGTAGGATTAGATACAACACCTGCAGCAATCAAAATGTATAAAATCATATCTACATATTCTTGATATCTTCCTAAATTAAAATGAGGGACGGTATCCATTAATACCATCCCTAACACTGCAAACAATGCTACCCACAATCCATAATTCTTAAATTTCTCTTGCATCGTTATTTCCTCCGTTTCCTTGTATCAGAACGTTTTATTTTTGCTTCAATTTCACTTGCTACGCTTTCCAGTAACCAAGTCGGAATCCATTTATCCCATCCGACACGAACGCAATTTGCAGTAAAACTGTTGAAGATGTGATATGTTAAACCGCCAGTTACCATAAAGAAGAAGAAATCGGGTAACTTGAATGCGATATCAAACATGTGGGCCAAACAGGGCAATAAAAAAAGCACCACGGTACGCGCGATGCCTTCTACTCCATACGCTGATGAATACGATCCATCTAATTTTGATGCTTTGCTTCCAGTAATCCAATCTAATGCAACTACCATCATCAGAATGCAAATCCAGATTAAGTTAGATTTTCCATATATGATACTTAAAAATGTTCCTAAGCCTCCACCAACTAGTGAACCAAGTTTAAATGTAGTGGAGTTAAAAATATCGATTATGTTTAGACTTCTGAAAATATCATGAACGCGCTCCAATTATTCACCTCCTTTCAAAAAATAAAAAAGCCTGCTATAAGCACGCTTTGGTTTAAATCTGTATTTTATTGAATTTGTATTGTCTCTTCACTTGATTCTTGGGTAGTTGTGGTACTACCACCATTATTACCTACTTTACAAAGTAAAAAAGCATACAATGAGTATGCTTCGTCATTTTATATAAATTTTATTCCATTTAGAATTTGTCATTTAACTAACATAATGATTGCGCCGGATATGATAAGCCAAAAAGCTAACGATAGCATACCGCCGTAATACAAACCCTTACTAAAGTTTGATTTCTCTACCATACTATCACTCCTAGTCTATTTATTTATAGATTACATTAGGGGTGTTAATTCTTAATGAATTTCATGTGTATTTAATAAGTTCGTCCGCTATCTCACCTGATTAAGAACTATACCTTGCTGGATTTTTTAGTCTTTCTTTGTATATCCAAATATCACGCGAAATATTTTTACAACTAACTGCCATTTGATCATCTCGCCAAACTAAATCCCCAAATTGAAGCATCGCTTGCATCCTTGTATCATTTTGATATAAAAATACATCGCCATCTTTATACATTCCTTTTTCATACCCTATCAAAATTTCGGAAAGTTTCACATAATCACCCTTCACTATGAATTCGATACGCATATGATTCAGTTCTTTTTAGGGATATTCTCTATAATTAAGCATATTCCCTTTATTCATAGGTCAACATTTAAATCTAAAGAATGACGAAGACACACCCTTAGCTATCGCCTTAGTTTTATCTGCATTTACAATGTAACCAGGCTTACTACTAGAAATTCCAATGTAATTTCCTCTAGCGAAGTTTACATCACCATCTTTTAATACATCATCATTCGTTTGCATTCCCTTGATCTTTATTGTTCCTGCTTCACCTGGATTAATATCATTTTCTGCAAATCCTAAAAAATCATCAACATCATCAGTTGAACTCATTACCTCGCATGACGTAAGAGTGTTCCCTCTTCGCACTGCACTACCTCGTGGGATCCCAACACTTGATGCATTTCTATACGTTGCTCGTTCATCTGTGAATTGTGGACGTTCTAATTTAGCTGGATTAAACAAAGTCGCTGTACCATTACTACCAAGTGCATCATTGATTTTTTGTAAGATATAGGTATTATCCTTACCTGAATAATCTTCATTAAAAGTAATTGTAATAGGTTGCTTGGCCTCAAAAGTTACAACTAAATCCACAGGAGAACTTGTTCTATCTCCTAATCGACGTTGCATGCCACTTACACGACGATCATTATTTAATCCGACAGTTATATCGGATACATCGTAACGACCGTATACATAACCTTGTAATCCACCTTTGCCTTCGAAGGGATACATAGTTCCAAATAGTATCGGTACAGCTGAGCCACTGATTACGACTTTTGAGTTCGTTACTTTTTCGTTGGAAGTAATCTTCAACGCTAACCCACGAGTATTGTTAGTGTAAGGTACAGGTGTATTTGCATATCCTCTGATTTTCATATCATTATGGTTTGCGTATTGATAATCTAATTCATATGGAATCCACGGATTATCATTTACAAGAATAGAACCATTAAGTTCGCATCCCTCTAAAATAAGTTCGTCATTCGTCCCACTACCCAAATTTTCAATAGTAATTGAAATTGGATTGTCCGGGTGAGTAGAGATTAACTTACAATTTCGCAGTATATTGATATTTGCTTTCTCGAATTTCTCACGATTATGCACATACCAAGCTCTTACAATTGACTTAAATGTACAATTTTCATGAATTGTTGTCATTCCTGATGAAGATCCGTATCCATAAGGAGTTGTAGAATTCCAAAGGGTTGCTACGCTATCCGGTCCTGTTAATTTACCTTGCGAACGTCTCCATTCCTCTGCATCTTTATTACCGTAATGCTCAACATAACAATTCTTTAAATTATGTTTCGTATTTTTTACCGCACCACTAGATTCATCATGTACTGCGTAACGTATATTTTTACCGGTGATCTTCAAATTTCTAATTTCAAAATCATCTTTCACGTTTATCGTTGATTGCGGTGTAATCTCTGCATCAGTTGCAGAAGAAGGAAGTTCTCCTTTTAGCCAACATCGCTCATTGTCTGTCCCAATCAAGCGTACAAACGGTTTTAAAGTCCAATTTATTTCAGTATAAACACCAGGATAAATAATGATTTCATACCACTTCGTTGCACTCGAATTTGTGATGCTGTCATTAGCTAGTTTTGGTGATAAATAATCTCCTGTTCCATCTGGTTTAACTGTCTTCGTAATAACTTCTACAGTCGGTAATGTGAAACTAACCTGATCTGGTCCAATCACCATGCCATAAGGAATATATGGTGTCGCACTAGTTCCTTTCTCTAATTGAGTAACTGATAGTTGTGCATCCCTAACAGACATTCGAATATACGCTGCATTTACTGGAGTAGTTTTTAATTTTGTTGCGAAATCTAATCCGCTTATATACACCTTATTTGCATCGTAAAATGCTAATTGTTCCCCAGTTCCTGAAATAACATAATCTGTGTTTGGCTGAATCGCTATATATTCACTAACGTTAAAACCAGCCATAGATACTAAATTACCTGAGCTAAAGGAAACGTAATACCCTACCGAAACAGTCGATTTATTAAATAAATTCCTACTTGGTACACCTCTCATTATATTTCTTTCTAAAGAGAGTTTATCTTCTGGAATTGGTAATTTAATTGAATCGACATCAAGATAAACAGATCCGAAAGGAACATATGGCGTTACAATCGTTCCTTTTTCTATTTGCGTTATTGAAAGTTGGGCGTCTTTTACGGTCTGCCTCATATAAGCGGCGTTTGCTGGAGTTAAAGATACATTAGAAGCGTTTGTATAACCACTTATATATTTTTTATTTGCATCATAGTAAGCACCTTGCTCTGTTGTACCTGACACTCTGTATTGAGTACTTGGTAAGATTGGTATATATTCACTAGCGTTGTATCCTGTTGCAAAAGCTAAATTACCTGTATTATTTTCTACAAAATAACCAGTAGAAATAGCGCTCTTATTAAATAGGTTTCTAGACTTCAAACCAGTTAATGCATAAAAAGATAACTTTTCCGGTGCGATTTCTCCACTCGGAATATGTTTACCTTTAACGGAATTATCTTTTAATAATGTTTCGTCCACTTTAGGTGTAAAGCTCTCGTAAGCTGTCGGGACTGTCCCTTGTTCTAACTGTACAGTGGATAATTGTGTTGTTCTTACAGATAGTCGAATGTAAGCAGCGTTTATCGGGCTGTTGAATGGTACATTTGTACCAGTCAATCCGCTAATATACATTTTGTTACTATCATAAAACGCACATTGTTCTGAAGTTCCACTCACTACATATCCTGTGTTTGCTTGTATCGGAATGAAACTACTAGCTGTAAATCCAGCTGCCGCACTTAAATTTCCTGTATTATAAACAACATAATAACCGGATGTTACGTCAGATTGGTCAAATAAATTTTTACTTTTTATACCTATTACAGATTTTTTAGCTAAATCTGTTGTTGTTTTGACATTCCCTTCAAGAATGGAGTATGTTTCTTCTAACTTGGTCCAGTTTTCATTCGTTTTATTTCTGAAATCTCTGTCTTGCGCTGTGTTTCCCCAGCGATTTAACGATACAGGCATAATATCACCTTCCTTTGTAAAGAAAAATGAGAGCGCATTTACGCTCTCATAATTTTTTTAGTAACTTGTTGGAACAGGTTCAAAAGTACCACTAATCATTACATTGATTGCGTTGTCTTTTTCCTGCTGCAATGATAAGGTATTGCTTTGATTCAACACAACAAACATATCAATCACTTCTGTCGATCCAGCTTTAATAATGCGATTTTTCATAATATCAACTGTATTTACAGTCATTGTGACCTTAGCATCTACTATATCTGTATTTGTAACTATCATTTGCTTAATTGTCACTTGAATCCCTGGCTTTACATCATAAACAGGTAGCTTGGACGTTTGTGGTACACCTAGATAAATTTGAACCGATTGTGACATACTTAATTCCTCCTAATTTATACAAAATTCGTTTTTTATAGATTTTTATAACGCTTTTCCAAATAAAAAACACCTCCTTATGGCGTTATGATCTATTACTTAATTCCTCTTCAAGTTGGCGAATCTTAGCTTCCATTTCTTCTTTTTGTTTTTCAAGTTCTTCTATCGTTTGAGAGAAATATCTCTCTTTTACTGTGTTCTCTATTTCAAGATCAATTGCTTGTAATTCTGCAACTCTTCCGTTTAAAACTACTTTATAGTTCCAAAGCGTGTCTGCGATATAGCGATCAACTCTAAAGTAATGCATATAATCTTGGCTAGGAATGATACGTTGTCCGCATTCGACTTGTGTTATAGTCCCGTTTTCATCCGAATCAGCATAAATAAACGTTTTAAATCGCTCGTTAAGTTCGTATTTTTCTTTCAATTCCATTCAATCACCCCTCTTGCCATTTACTTAGCACCCTCGCATATGCTGTGTGATCAGCGCTGTTTGAAGCTATTCTCAAATATACGTATCTCATTTGACCTGTCGGCACGCCCAAATCAATTCTTGGATTAATATAATAGTTGTCATTAATCGTTTTATTGTGTGACGTAAACCATAAATCAGCACCATCATTATCTACTATTTTGACTTGTGCAGATGAACCAGGGTCAACAGCAAGACTCAGCGCGAACACTAAATACCTTCCTGTATGTTTGAAAGTGAAGAAATTACAATTTGACCACGTGGTATTACGTGTTGCATACCAATAAGCACTATAAGCAACTCCCGGTGACATAAATGGCGGCTCATGTGAGCTGACACCCATATCAAAGTTAGCTGTTCCATCTATAATTAAGTTATATCCATCCGCTCGCTCTATTTGTATAGCGCCTTTTTTTGCATAAAGACCGCGATAATCAAATCTAGCGAAAGAATCTGATTTGGATGTAGTGGCTGTAATTCCGTTCATGTCCATGTTAATCGTCGTTGGAAGTGGTGCGGTTAAACGTAAATCCGTTCTAATTTGTTGCATTTTAGCTCTAACTTCATCCGGATTGGCTGTCCAATCCATTAACACGTCACCTTCTTGGAACGACATTTCAATTACATGCAATGTACCAGTAGGTAATCCGTTGAAAATGTAAGGAGAGAAGTACAGATCCTTATCCGCCGGTGTTAAAAATGTAACGTACACTCTTTTCCATTGTTTATCTAAAATGGACTGGTCATATTTAACGATGGTTGTCATTTGACCATTTGTATCTTTGGATGTATGTGCCCAAAAATGAAGCGGTGTTAATTCTGTTCCGTTGCCTGCTGCAGAACCACGAACCATAGCGGAATATGTGTAGTAAGTACCTCTTTTTAAAGGTATATTTCCTTCTAGATATTTAACACCTTGTGGCATAGGAATCCTCAATGTACTTTTACCGTTATACACGACAGATGTATCTACTACACCACCACCCTGTCCATTATCTGCCCACATTGCATTCCATTCGAAGTCGGATGTGTTATAGAGTATATTCCTACCGCCACCTTGTTTCTTTGCCGGGTCATATCCTGCATCGAAAGTTGTTTCTGGACCGACACGGATGTTATTCGCTTCAAATTGTCCAATAACCCCTACAGATGCAACTAAACCCTCATAAGTTAGCGCTTCTTTAAATGTATTACCACCATCAAAAGTAATCCCTAGACCAGCGCTATTGAAAGCGACAAAGTTATTGCGGTCTTTAGGGTTAATAGCAAGTATTCCATTCTCAAAAACTAATTCTGTTTCTGCGTTTTTAATAGCTTGAGTTGCACGTTTTACTGCTTCATCAAGAGCGTTGTATATTATTTTCCCATCATTATTCACAATGCCTTTTAATGATTTTTGTATGGCTTGAAGAAGAGTTCCTGATAAATCTTTTTTATAGTTAGCTAGTGTAACTTTACAACTGATTATCTCTAATTCATTATTAAACTCTTCATCAATCTCCATGATTCTTGTTTCAATATCCACATTCATCGGCTCATAAATTAAAAGAACCCGATCTCCTTCATTTGGGATAATGAAAGGATATCCGGCTTTTCTTAAATCTATAAAGTCGAGTGTCATACTGATAACTGGAGTGTCTTGTAATGATTCCTTTAACGCGTTATCTAATCCAGATATTGTGGTGTATCGTTCATCATCAATCATAGGAGCTTCAAGAAAACCAAATATATGAACGTTTGGGCTTGTATATTCTCTCATTAATCCATCTTTACCATACCCTCGAATGTATGTAGCAAGTGATTTTGTATCAATTGTACGTTCGAAGGTCTTTATATTAAAGTTATATCTAAATTGAAAATCAGTATCTTCACCAATCTTCGTTTTAAATCTAACTAAGTTTCCGCTAATAGACATTTCTGCTCTATATCTCTCTAAAACTTTTTTCAATAGCGATAAACGATTATCTTTACCAAAGTTCTCAAAGTCTTGAGCGTAAAACGAATCGATTATCGCTGTTTGGTACCCAGTACCTTCAAATACAAAGTCTAGTGCATCCCGTAATGTCATGCTTCCATTACGCACTTCGTATTTTTGTTTATCAATCATCTTCACAAAGAAATCATGGATACATTCAACTTGTTTATAAAATGTATTACCGATATTCCTTTCGGCTATGGACTTAATTACGTAAGTCTCTCCATCAAATTCAACTTTACTTTCTTCTTGAACAAGTGGAAAAGCGTGCTTATTCTCTTCCGTTGGTACGATAAGAAAACTTACGACTTTTTCTCCATTCACTTTTCGAACACGATTAAAACTTTTAAATCCGGTTAATATTTCTGTGTTCCCTAATACATCTGTAATTGTAATTAAATTCAAACGTTCACCTCCTACCTATAGATAGTAAAATCTAAAATCGAATGAAATAGAAAAGACGCCTGTGGCGCCTGTAATTTCAAAGTCATTAAATCCTGGATTTAGCGTAATCAACTTTTTATTTGTATCTCTCACAATAGATAAGCTGTTCTTCGTGAATCTAACTTGATCTAATCTTATTGTGTCATTTGTTGAAGTGGTTCCTGTATAAGACCACTCGTCACCAGTTGTCTTGTTTTTTATCTTTAAATTGGTTGAAGCACCTTTAAACGTAATCAACAAGGGCATTCTGCGTGGGTTGAGAGAAACATTCCCTGCATTGTAAACACTGAAAGTTGTAGTACTATGTGTGTACTTTACATCTTCAGCAATTAACCCCTGACCAATTTGCCACAAATCTGAATCGAATGTGAATGGATCTAAGGTAGTTCCTATTGATTCGGCAAACGGGAAAGCGGCTGTAAATTGCAACGCTACCTCTGACCTAGCATAACGAAGTGTACTTATAGTGAAGGGGTCGACTCTAACTAACCATCGTTTCCCCATTTCTCGTTTGTCAATTAGATAAAACGCTTCTTTACTTTGAAACAATTGAAATATTTCATTTCTAAGTAAAGCTATATCGTACATATCCCTCGCACTTACTTTACATATAGCCTTCAACTTCCTTATTCCGATAGTAGCGCCGAGGTCAATTGCTCCATCGGCGCCTTCTACGTCTTCGTATCTTGTTTTATATTCGGGAGAATCTGGGTCAAATTCTACTAATCTTAAATTGTAATTTGATATGTCGATTGGTTGTCCGTTTATTCTTTGTATAATTAATCCCATTATCTCCCCCCTAACATGAATTGTTTTGTAACAAGTCTTCTACTTAACTCGTCCTCAATCATATCAACCATATGCATCATATCGTTTTCACTTGCACTTCCGCTATAATTCAACACCACTGACACTGGCGAGTTGTTATTTGTTACATTCTTAGTGCTACTTATCATTCCAGTAGAAGGAGTGGCATAGGCATTACTTTGAATGCTAGGCATGATTAAATTCGCCAAATTATCAACTTGGCCTAACAAAGAACTATTACCCATAGACACATTACCTAATTCGACGCCTCCAGATAACGATTCAAAAGCTTCGCTCACTGTACTAGCCATCTTACTCGCTGCGGTGTAAACTGGATCACTCATCGATTGAATACCCTTCACAAGTCCTTGGCCTGTGAAAACACCTATTTCTTTCATAACACGAGACGGAGAATGAACATCTAGAATTCCAGACACAGCGCTAGCGATACCACTACCTAGTTCCATCGCTGCATCCCAAGCGGCGCTAGCCATCGAACCGATACCGTCAATTAATCCTTCTACAATATTCGCACCAATTTCAAACAAGTTAACGTCTCCTAAAGCATCCAATAATTGAGAGCCGATTTCCACACCCGAATTGAATATTTCACCGAGCAAGCTCAAAATACCATCAATTAGAGCGCCTATTAGTTCTACTCCAGCTTCAAGTAATTGCGGTAAATGGTCAATAATAGCTTTTAATAACTCAACCATTAATCTAATTCCTGCTTCAACTAATTGTGGGAGTACTTGGATAATCCCATTTATTAATGCAGTCAGAATTTTTACACCAGCATCAATGATTTGAGGTAAATTCTGAATAATAATTTCAGTGAATTTAGTGATTATTTGTATACACGCATCTACAATCTGCGGAAGCATTTGAATAATACCTTCAACTAATTTGACAAGCATATCCATACCCATTGCTATGATTTGTGGTAAGTTTTGCGTTAACACCTCAAGGAATTTAGTTACAATCTGCAATACCGCTTCAATTAACTTTGGGAGAATCTGCAATATACCGTTAATTAAAGACATCAACATTTGCATACCCGCCTCTATAATTTGTGGCAACAGAGTGACAATGGCAGTTATTAACGTTGTTATAATCTGCATACCAGCATTTATAATCATAGGCAGATTTTGAATAATCGCATTTACCAATGTCATTAGTAGATTCATACCCAACTCTATTAATGTAGGTAAGAGAGTGATTATTGATTGGATAAGAGTTTGCATGATTTGTATACCTACTTGAATCAATGTAGGTAAGACAACTATAATTCCGTTAATTAAGGTTGTAATGATTTGTGCAGCCGAAGCTACTAAAGCAGGAAGGATTTGAACTATCCCAGTAATTAGAGCTTGAATTATTTGTATACCAATTTGCAATATTGTAGGCAACAACACTGCAAATCCATTAACAAGTGTCTGTATTATGGTGGTTATAGCTGTTACGAGTTGCGGTAAGGACTGAACTATCCCATTTATAATACTTGTCAGTATTTCTACGCCTTTTTGAACAAACTGTGGGAGCTGTGTGGTTAAAAACGAAACAATTTGAGTCACCACTGTTTGTAAAATCGTTTGAAATTTTGATATAAACCCAGCACTGCCACCTACTAAACCATCTGACATAGCAATGAACCATCTTGAAACTGCTATTACAAGGCCAGGGACACCGCCGACAATAATTCCAATGATCGTTGGGATTAGATTCACGAAAATTTGAGTTAATTGAGTAAAATCACCCTGAAATGCACTAACGATTGCTTGTCTTAACGTAGCAAAAGCATTTCTAATCTTATCCGCAAACGCTAGCACCATATTAATGGAGGAATCTGAAATTCCTGCTGCTTGTAGCAAATCAATTTTAGCTCCTCCATCTTTAAATAATTCCTTAGTGAACGCGACAAATAGCATGCGAATTGAATTTAACGCATGCCCAATTTTAGCTCCTGCAGTTGTAAAAGCATTAATAGCTGAGTCGGATAATCCTGCCGCTCTTAACAGATCCTTATCAGCACTCCCTCTTTTCATTAACTCTTTAGAGAACGCTTGAATCAACATTTTAGTCCTGTTAAGATAAAATTTAAGTCTGTCTACATTCTTGTTAACAGCCTGTATAACGTCATCAGAAATACCAACTGCTTTTAGCAATTCTTGTCCTTTTAACGGGTTACCGAATACCAAGTTCCAGAATCCTTTTATAGTTTTCCCTAAATTATCAATTGCTTTTCGAAATGGTTCTACATGTTTATATGCATATGAAAACCCTACAGCTACACCAGCTAATGCCGCTGCAACTAACCAAACAGTCCCACTCATTGCGGCTAAACCTGTTACTAATGGACCGATTAACATCCAAATTGCCGACCAAGCCGCTTGCATTCCAGCCCATAGCCCAATACCGATGGCAAGCGGTGATAAAATTAGAGTCAATAGTGGCACTAACATTATCATCCCTTGTATAAATCGAGCTAGAACCGGATGCGCTTCATTGAATTTAATAATCAAATCAGCCATTGCTGAGACGAAATTATATATCGGGATCATGACGGCAGCAAACGCATCACGCATTGGTTTTAAAGCTTTTGTTAGTTTCTCTATCATGTTGTTATATGCTTCGGCATATTTCGGATTCATTTCCATATTAGCCTTGTGTAGTGCTCCGTAGAGTAAATAAGAGGTAACCGCTGCTCCTAGTGCTACCATCTGGAATCGCATAAGACCTTGATTTATCATCATTTGCATATCTAGCAGTTCTTTCATGCTAGCTGTAGGACCCAATAAACGTAATGATAAAGCTGCGGCGTTACCATTATTAGCAATGCGGTTTAATGTACCAGCAACCGCAAGCCCTGCCCTATTGACATTGTAAAGAGGATTAGCCATACGTTGATAGTTTTGACTAATCCTTTGAGCTTGTGTGGTCATATTTGCCATCATTCCTGCAGTTTGTAGCATCGATATCATTTGCAGTCTATTGGCATTTATCATCGCATCAGTAACTCGTTTTTGCTCTGCGCCTAATTGTCTTACTTGATTCATAAATTGAGCAGTTGTTCCTGTATATGTTTGAGAAGAACGAGCAAGTTGAAAGTATTGATACTCAACACCAATCATATCGTCTTTTAACCCGCGCATAGCTATAGATTGTTGACGATGAGCACTGGCCATCTCTCTATACATCCTTCTTGCTTCATCAGAAGTACCTCGATACGCATAACGTATACGTCTTCCCATACTATCGAAACGAGCAGTTGTCTCATCGGCAATATCCCTAGCTACGTTGGGCATACCTTCGCCGATTCGGTTTAACTCTCGGTTGATATTTTGCACATCTCGTCTAACGTTATTGTTATTAATCCGCGCGTCTATCTCAACCCGTCCATCAGCCATCTACCTCACCTGCCTTTCAACCTGCTTCTTTTGTGCTTCCATACGTTTCTGAAAGGCTGCTAACTCCATCGCTTCTCTGATCGCTTTCGCTTCAGGTAATTCGTATAGTTCTTTCATTTTTTTGATGCGTTTTCTTTCTTCTGCGTTATTCTTATCTTTCTTAGGGATCTCGCAAGTCCTATAATGAATAGCAGTTTTCATAGGCGACTTCTCAGATAAATTATCAAACAATGCTTTAAATTCATCCCACTGCATCTTTCCTTGTCGCTCGAAAAGATTAATCCCATAATCAAATAAGAAAGAAGCGTAAATTCGTTCTGCATCAATGGTGAAGTTGAATACTGGTATATCTGGAAAACTCTCTTCGTTATCTTCATTAACTTTTAATGTTTCGTTCTTTTTACCAGTAGATGAAAAGTCGATTCCTAACTTATCTTTAAATACATTTAAAAATAGTTGTTCCTTTTTATTCTCATCTAACTGAGTGAGTAACATGTTATCGACAATAAGCATGTTCAAAGCTATTGCAGGTTTAATCTGCTTTGGGATATCTGGATCATCAAACAGTTCAGTAAGCTTCAAAACATTATCAAATGACAAGTTGAGTTCAATCGAAACACCTGACCATTCATATATGTCTCTATTTCTATCAGTAAGTTTAAACATTAATGTTCACCTTACTTTTTAACGTTTTGTAAGTACTTAGCTTGCGCTTGCTCCGTTTTCCCTTTAGCTTCTTCTACATAAAGATCAGATAGATAATTCACAAGTCCCATAAGATTCGTTACTGATTTACCTGCTTTTTCATACAGTTCCTCGAATGTACCTTCACCTAAGAAAGTTTCAACAACATGTTTAGTCATTTCTCTTTGCTTGTTCATTACCGCATCGATTTCTTCATCAGTAGCTTTCTCGTAATCTGTAATTAATGCTGCTAATTCCTTAGAATCTTTATCGAATGTTTTCAATTCTTTTTGATACTTAGCGATTGCATCGTCATTAAACTCGATTTTATAAAGCTTCCCAGCTACGTCAACTTCCTTATAAGTCTTTTCAAATTCAAATTTAAATTGTGTCATATCCATATCTCCTTTTAAGTTAATAGAAAAAAGAGCCGTATTAACGACTCTTCATTAAGGTGTTACAGGTGCTTCTGTAAATGTTGGCGTTCCATCGAATGAGATAGTAAATTCAATTTCACCTTTAGCATTTGCGTCTCCACCTGGTGCTTTAATTTCGGAAATTGTTGCTTTACCTTCCCACTTATCACCATTTGGCTCTGTTACTGTAAATGTTGTTTTACGAGCGGGTCCGAATTTATTCAGTAAACTCATGATATAATCTTGCGCTGCGTCTCCGTAGAAACGATGACCTTCAAAACCATAACCGAGCATACCTCCTGTAACATCACGTTCTGCAGAACCACCGCCATCGTAGTAATATGTCTCTTCTGTTTCTTCGTTATTGTCAGGATCAACTGACGTGATACCTTTTGCGATAACAGCTTTTGTAGGTGTTTGTCCACCTGGCGTTACGTCGATTTCAAATTTATAACCATAGTTAAGTAAAAATGACATATATTAACCTCCCAATTCTAATTCCACACTAAATAGTGCGGTATATATCCATTCATTTGCTGCTGTCTTATCAACGAAATTAGGCTCTACATACACATTGAGTCTTCTTAGTGTATAGGAGCCGTCTAAAACGTGAAAAACACGCATATGAACATTATTCAATTCCCTCGTAATGACTTCCATCGTATTGTTTACTTCTAATTGGTTACTGCTTTTTGCAAGTATTTGAATTTGTTTATTTATGATTTCACCATCGTAATATTGCTGTCCTGGTGCCGATGGAATCATTCTAATAGCAATACTTTTTCGTGGCGCATCATTTACTCCTACATCCAACAAATCAGCTTTTATAGGAGCAAATAAGATACCTTGTGGCAAAGTAGCGATTAAATGCTTCTTAACCGATTCGATTAGCCATATCATATTTGTCCTCCTATAAATTCCGGCGTATTTCGTTTTCTACTAATCTAACCCAATCACTTACATGACGTGCTTTAGCCTCCTCGAACCAGAGTCCTCTGGCATTAGGGTTAACATCCTTCGAGAAGTTGTACTGTGGATTGTAGTACAAACGTCTTGCATACGGAGTGTTCCATTCAATATGACCTTCTCCTGGTCTGCTAAAGCGTATGGAAGAACGTTCTAATTCACCAGTGTCCTTTGGGATATAGAAGTTGCTATCCTTTAGCACTTGCTGATCTAGTTCGAATTGAGCTTTATTAATCGCTTCTTCTGCTCTAGATTCCATTTCGGCGGTATCTACGCGTATGTTAATGTTAATCATTGCAGATATATCTCAGTATGGTGCGGTTTGTTAGGATTTGTTGTATAAAGCGGTTCAACCTCTTTAATGAACATTTCCTTACCGCCCCAAACAATCTTAGATTTCTCTTTAAATACTTGATTAGTAGGAGAAGAGTTAACCGAATCGTGAAAGAGTATCGCTTGAAAGGTTACGCTATCGCCTGATGTAGTGTTATATAACTTTTCATTAGGTTGCACCCGCACCCTTTTTAGTACGACTGGTGAAGCGAATGAGGAAAAAGAACCTCCCCATGTATCGTCTTCACCAATGTACTCATGATACTCGACTGTATGGATGAGCATATGCAATGGGATAGGAATGACATTAATCATGTACTGACACCCCCGCATAAAGCAAACCTGTAGGGCGAAGGAAAGCGATTGTACCTTGTGATATTCGAGCGTCACGACCTGCACCTTCAGACTTTCCACCTCTTAATAATCCATATCTGAACTTACCAACTTGCATAACAGGAGTATCAATCATTGTATTAGCAGAGGTTTCGCCATATAAGGCGATATACTCTGTTTGAGCAGCGGTAGCTTTCATTACCTGCTGCTTGATAAATGGCGCTAGTTTATCGAAATCAACGCCACTTAGTTTGTAATTGATTATTTGATCAACTACATCCGAAGCTCTTGCAATCATACGATTTAACATATCAGGGTCCTCTACTGGCATTCCTTTGTATATGTTCGTATAGTAATCAGCATCTATATATGCCATACAATCACCTACTTAGCAGCAGACTTTTTCGGTGCTTTTAAATCAGCTAATTCTTTTTTCAGTTCTTCAATTTGGTCAAGTGCTTTGTTATATTCGCCTAATGTGACATTACGCCCACCCGTAGCGCGTTTGATGATTTTACCTTCCTCGGTAATGTGGTCAAACCCATCATTCAGATAGCTAGGGAGAAAGTCTTTTTCAATGTGCAATACTTTGTTCAAGCGTTGCACTTTTACTGTGTTACTCATTTAACACCATTCCTTTCGTAATAAGAAAAAAGAGAAGCTGTAAAAACTTCTCTTTATGCAGTAGTGATATTGAATTTAACACCTGCTACTTTTGCGCCTAAGATAAATACATCCCAGTATTTGCGCTCATAGTAAAGGTATTTGCCACCAGTAGCGGCGCTTGGAGTATCTAAGTCAACGAACTCATATTTCTGTGGAGAAACAACTGCTAAAGGATGAACTAAAATCATGTTGATTTGTTTTGCAGCAGCGTCTGGAACAGCTCCGTTCGTGAAGTTATAAGCTGTTTTCATGCGAGAAGAAGCAACGGTAACGATTGTCACGTCGTCTAATGAATACACGTTACGATTAACTGCATTTTCGCCAGCACCTTTGATATCAAGCGTACGTTGAATTTGCTCTGCTTCTTTTAATAATTTCTTAACCGCAGGAGTTACATAAAGTAAACGTCCCTCTTGTGGCACTTCTGCTTCATCCTGTTCTAACATCATTTGATCGAATACACTTAAGATGTTTGCAGCAGTTAATACTGTAGCATCTGCTGTTTTTCCCGCTCCAGTGAATTCAGAGTATAATTTTGAAGCCATGTATTTATCATGCTCAGGGATACTCTCTTCATTAAGGAATACGCGTGTAATGTTAGCGATAGATACAGCCATGTTAGTTTCGTCGATATCTACTGGATCAACTAAAGTACGGAATTCACGGTCATGACCTAAAGTCTTAGGTTCGAATGAGTTATCAACTCGGCGAGTGTAATTTCCTACTACGTCACGGTTAACGTCTGTGTATCCTCCTACTTTAATGCTTGGAATTTGAATCGTTTTAGGACCTGTCCATTTAACGATATTGTTGTTTGGTGTGTTGTATAACGCACCGAATGCAGCTCCTTGCGCAAACTTTTGTACTAATGCCTCTTGATATTGTGAAGCGTAATTCAATGTAGCCATTAATAAATCACTCCTATTTTCATATTGTTTTAGATAAGTTTAAATGCTGAAGCCCATTGCTCTGCTTCAGTCGTCGTTTTCTTTTGATGCTGGCCAGTTGTAAATGTAGGTTTTGGAGCTCCTTGTGGTTCTTCTGCTACACCTTTAAAATGAGGAAACTCTGCAACTACCATTTCGATAGCTTTCGTAATGTCTACATCATCACTAACCTTTGTTTTTGCTAGAGTAATAACTGCATTTAAGTTCTTTTCTTCTGTAATACCCGACTTTATCGCAGCATTTTCTGCTTGCAAATTAAAAAGAGACTCGTTCTTTTCTTGTAACTGAGTCTCAAAGGTTGTTAATTTTTCATTTGTCTTTTCTTGCTCTGTCTTAAGAGAATCTTGATGTTCTTTCCAACCTTTTAATGATTGTTTGAGCTGATCTAAGTTCTCTACACCTAACTTCTTCAAGAAAGATGCTTCTTGTTGTTGTTTCGCTTCATCCATCTGCTCTTGTGTAAAAGTAACAGGTGATTGTGCAGGTGACTCTGGATTCACTGGCGGTGTAGTTTCTGGTGTCGCTACATTTGGTTCACCTCCTTCCGGTGCAACTGGTGGATTATCTCCCCCTTCAGAGAAGAACTGCATTTCGTTTAATCGTAATCTATATGGTTTTAACATATTAAAGCGCCCCTTTCTCTGTAAGTTCACATTGCAAACGATATCCTTCTAATTCCCAAATCTTATTCACGATTCGTTCTTTGCAAATTTCAGTTCCAATCTTCACATCATAATTAGCAGGATCTACACATGCGCTAGATTCAGTTAGAATGAATCCGTTTGGTAACTTAGCAACTACCACTGTGCACTTCTCGTGAAATTCTTCTACTGTCCAATGCGTTCTTTCTAAAATGCCATTAATATCATCTTGAGTAATTGTGTTTTTCACTATTTCTTCCTCCTATACAATTTGTTCTCGGTTATATTGACGTTTGCGCTTCGTCTGATTGATGAACTCTCTCATACTAGATTGGCGTTGCGAAACCTTACTCTTCGCTTCTTTCACACCTTCTGCATCGCCTAGCGCCTCCATAACCTTTACTTCTTTCTTCGCTTTTCTAATTTGCCGTTCTAAGCTTCGTTGTTGTTGGCTTTCCTTGTATACTTTAGAATTCTCATCAGTGTCATACGGTTCATAACGCTTCGTTGATTTACCTTGAATATAAGGATAGATAACGTGACGACAATTAATCCCTAATAATCCCGCCGCTTCACCATACGATGTACTGGAGAATGGAGGGTATCGTTTGCTCTTTCCGTTTTTCGAATAAATACGACCTTGATAAGGATTGCAGAGAGGTCTTGCGCCCAAGTGGCTACTAACTTCTATCAAATCCACATCGTATTCATCCATGCGAGCCATTTGCATCTCATTCGCTACATTCTGACTTGTAGACCTACCGACCATATTTACATATGCTTCAGTACTCCAACGTTTACCCGCCTTATCAATCAGTGCAGGGATTCCACGTTGCGCCCATTCAGAAACTGTCTGCCTAAGTGCTTGTTGAGGAGTTATGACACCGCCTAAAAGTTTACCTACCGTCTTATTTAAAACATCCAAATAAACCTGTTGTGACTGCTTCAACATCGTTGTATTTACAAGGTTCAGAGTCTCTAATGCCTGTTGCTCATAAGCGTTAAGAATACCGATTAGTGCGGCGCTCGTATGCATTGCAGGAGCAGAAGTCAAATTCCCCGCTTGTACTGCTTCCTGATATAACGGTTCATGTTGTTCCACTGCTGTAAATCCAGCACCTTCTAACATCTTCCGCACTTCTTCAGCCGTTTTACCGCTATAACGGGAGATTGTATTCATTTGCTGTCGATTCAACTTACCCAGCTTATTCAACTGAACTATGCGCCAATGTTGGTATTGTTCGAAATTCTCAGCAGAAAGTAACAATTCCCTGTCGTACTTGAGTATTCTGGCCATATTTAAAAGCAACTCCTCTTGGATTGCATTGTAGATATCTACTACAAACATAGAGAGTTGCTGTAACTTCTCAGGAGGGAGTGCCATTACCCTTCATCTCCTGGACTATTATTCTGTTTTTTATTGTTCATACCGAAGAAATCCACTCCTTCAGGCATAACCATTTTATTTTCGTTTTGAATTTCTTCTACGATTCTCACTGCTTCCTCTTCAGAAACACCATGAATCTTCATAATGGCTAACTTCTTAGTAGTTAAACCATTCATAACAAGCGTGACCTGTTTATTAATCTCTGCTGTCTGATCCTCTGCTATAGAATCGTCAAAAGTAACAGTAACTTCATATTCATCTGTACTTTCAAACTCTTCATACAGAGCAGCGATTTCGATAATGATATCGACTAGATCACGAATACCATCTTCAATAATCGTTTCATGAGACTGCTTTGTTCTGAATGTCTTGGAGTTTTCACTTACAACTTCAGTAGCGGTTTTCACTCCTTGTCCATCAAAACTAAATGCCCCGGCAGAGAAACCAACCTGCATGGATACATAGTTTAATAATGCATTAATAGCAGCTGTATGTTCTTCTACACGCAATTCCACAGATATATCTTTAATACTCTGATCACCATCATCAAACTTCATCGCTTCGTATACTTCGTCAGTTGAGTCAAAGTATCTATGTGGCATACCTGATATTGGATCAACAACAGTTTTTATCGCTGATGTAGGAACAATGATACGTTTCTTACCTAAAACGAATTCACGTTGGAAACTATCAAACGCAATATCAAGTGATTTCAGTGTATCTAGTGAGTTGGCATATAACGAAATTCCAAGTGGTGAACTTAAATCTAAGTTATTCGCTGTATTTGGTTTAAAGTATACAAATAAAGGTCTTGATATATCTTTGATCCACACCTCTTCCTCTAAATCGGGATACAGCGTAGTTAAAGGTACTTTCACACCCAAGTCCCCTTGATTCTTACTTTCGTACAGCTCATTTTTGATAACATGCTCGCTACCTTCAATTAGATGCCATTCGAGTAATGTATACTTCTTATCACCTTTAGAAAGTTCATTTACAAATACACCTTCAGTAATATGCTTGTTGTCCCATGCGATAGGAATGAAGCAGTCTGCTGTGACGTAAGAAAGTTTAATTCCGTTATCCCAATATACTTTAATTACCATTCCACCTAAAGCAAATGTGTACTCTAGATACCTTTGAAATTCTTTAATAAAGTTATTTTCATCCAGTACATTTTTAATATCATCTGAAAGTGTTTTATCAGATATGTTAATTGAGCACTTCTCGTTAAAGATAAGAGCAGCCATTTCCTGTGATATGACTTTCGCCATGTTTAGCGACGCCATCCTTCTGCTTTTCTGCCCCTCGACTGTATGGTACTTAACGTTATGCCACTCATCATAATGACCGCTGTATATCGCTTTCCATATATCGATTTGCTTGTATGATTCTTCGTTAATAGGTATCTCTTTTTTATCGGATATCTTCTTAATCCCTTTGATTAGTCCCAATTTATATAGCCACCCCCTTACTTTTGCAACGATGTTCCCAAACAAGCTCTCACCGCCTTATTTTACGTATTGTTTATAGAAGTAATTGTTTGCATATCTGCATTCATCCAAAGCATGGTTGTAAGCATCTATCGGTTCGCCATTATCCAAACGGACATACATACCGATTTCTTTTAAGAAGTTATAGTGATCGTAATCGTCACACTCAACAAGTAAAAACTGTTCGTTTGTAATAGCGTTTTGCAGTCGCTCAATACCAACTTCTTTTCCTTTACTTGAACCTTTAATATCTCGAGCATTATTGTCAGCTGCTGTTGTTTGAATGCCAATCAAGTGTAATTCTTCCCTTAATGATTTACATGCAGGATCGACAAATACATCACTATACTGCATTTCAAACTTCTTAACGCACCATTCAATGAATTTCTTAATCTCTTTTGCGTAGACAGACATCGCTTTAACTTGACCAGTATCTTTACCGCTGTGATAGTAGTTAGCGACACGCAACAATCTGAACTTATCTTCATATCTCACTACAATATTACAACTGCAGGAAGTAGCATCTGATTGACCGCCATCAGCAGTAAAGTACATTTCGTATCTTTGCCCTCTGACAGCAGGGAGTATGTTCTTCTTCATATCAAACATCGAATAGATAACACCCTGCGGCATAACTCGTTTACCATGCCAATCTCGTTCCAGTAAGTAAGGATTCTTTGAAAGGATCTCATGTATTTCCTGCTTCCTTTTATCAGTAAGGATTGGATTGTCATCAGGAGTCCAATGTGTCCAACGCGTATTTTGTACATCAAATACTTCCGATATAACAGGATGGTTAGGAGCAGGAGGGTTTAAGTCTGCCAAATGGTAACGGTCCTGCGCTGCAAAAGTACGACGAAAACACTCTTGGATCATACCCATGTTTAGCAAGTTGATTTCACAAAACACTACACTCCCAAGCGACATACCCGTTATAGCACCGACACTGTTACTTTTGCCAGCTCCCTTATAATAGACACGTTTAATTCCATTCGGTGTGTGTATTTCTAAATGGGAACCACGTTCATCATGTTTAATATCTGCTAAGTTTCCGAATATATTTTGCAATCCAGTGCCATCACCATCAATGAATAAGCGATGCGCTTGCTCTTGGTTATAAGCTACAATCAAATGGTTTGTGTCTTTTGTCCACGTCAAATAGTCAGCATAGCGAAAATGCCCTGCTGTTGTTTTACCTGAACGTGGCGTCCCTTCTAATACATCGAAGGTGTAATTATATGGTCTGTAGATCACTTCCAATTGTTTAGGGGAAAACTTAATCGCTGTTTTGCTCATATTGTTTACGCCCTTCTATTAATGCATCGAGCAGTGAAGTATCCTTCTGCTGACCTTTAAGTTTCGCAGCACGTTCTTGTGCGAAGTCGGTGTCTGCTTGAGTTTTTTCAATATTAGTCTTCATTTGAACTAATTTCAATCTTCTCTCGTCATCAGCATTAGCCAACTTGTCAAAACGCTCAATCATAGCAGATAAGGACGTCATTGCTCTTGAGTAAGCAGTAAGTAAATTGGCTTGCTTATCCCATGCGAATTGCACCATGTACGCTTCACCTGACTCTGATTCGCTTATGACTTCTTTAGACATATCATCTTTGTCACGAACATGCATGATGCGTTGCGAATTAAGAATGTTGAAGTATTGCAACTGAATGGAATTAAACAGCATATCTAGTTCCGTATGGTTTTGTATTTCATCAAGTAACTCCATTGCGTGTGGATCATCATTAGGAATTATCTTTTTGAATAACCCATGAGTGGTTGCATTATCATTTCCTTTTGGTGGACCATGACCAACAGCATTTTTATTACCCCATTTAGGATTCTTGTTACCTGAATTACCAACAGCATTTTTGTTCCCAATGGGTGCACCTGTTTTCTTGGTTTGGGTGCATCCTTTTTCATCATTTGGGTGCACCCCTTTTCGATTCCAACCATGTCTTTTTCTCCATGATTTAATCGTATTTATACTGACCTCATATTTCTCAGCCAGTTCCTTATACTTCATACCTTGCATGTAATCTTCTTGAGCTAACTCGTGTTTTTGTTTCACTTCATATCACCCACCACCTTCTATATTAATAGGAAGTAATTTATCTAACTCCTCCTTGTGGTAATTCCTCTATAAAATACAAAAGCAGCTGTTAGGCTACTGCGAAAACTTCTTTAATATGTTCAGCCAATTCATCATGTGTCATTTTTCTGTATTTTTCAAATGACATTTCGTGCTCACCAGATAACCTTTCCCCGCTTTTGTATATCTGTATATAAAAAGATATTTTAGCTACAGATAAATCAACATAATTTAATTCATTACCGTGGTACACTTCAGTCTGATCTATACCTATATCCGTTATAATAACTTCCACACTACTCATCCCTTTCTTTATAAAATAAAAAAGCAGCGGATTCGCTACTGTAATTGCTCTACTATCTCTTTAAATAACTGTTGCCCTTTTTCTGGATATCTTTCTAAACCGCCATCAGCGAAGTATTCCCCCTCACTGTTTATCATTTCAATTAATACTTCACCTTTTTCCCAAACTTGCAAAGAGAATGCTACGCATGATTCGAATTCTTTTAACGCTTCTTCCCTATCCGTGGTCGCTAACATAATATCCGTATCAGCGTGGTCCCACATCACAACTGTATAGATTAGCACGAAATCACCTCACGCGAAATTCAAAAGGTAGCAGTTAAGCTACTCATCTAGTTGGCATCATAATTCTTTTTGTCCCATTACAAGCAGGACATAGATCATTCAATATCTCACGCCCATTAGGTGAACGTTCCATTTCTAAAATAGTCATTGGCTTTCTATACTCAGTAACAGGTGGATCAAAGTAATTCAATTCCTTTCCTGTACCTTCACAATGCGGACAAGAAATTATTTTTGTTGGAATAGCCACTCAATCACCTCAAAAGAATCATATTTTAAAAAATCCATAACGAAAACTAATTTATACAGGGAAATGAATAGACCTTACAGTTTTAGTTTACATAATAATTATTATTTGCAGTAGTTATTCCGGGAAATCGTTGATATGACTGCGTTTGTTAACTACCGAAATTTATCGAATATGCATTATTTTATACATCGTTGATTTAACAATGTTTTCAACGCTCCATAACCGTTATTTCCTGCATAAACTTCACTTTGTTAACTATCTATATTTTCGTTAAGTTTGTCTGGTTTTCACTACTATATATTTGAACAATACTTCAAGGGAGGTTTTACTATGAAAATAGAATTTCAATTCAAACTCAAAACTGACATTCCAATCGTTACATTAGTAGAGTTATTTTTACTAATCGTACAAGCTTACCTGGGGCTATAGTCTCAGGTATTTTCGTTTGTTGTGTTCGTTTGTTTTGTTAGGACTTTAGGATTCCAAAACCTCTTTCCTTATTGAATTCCTGCATCCATTCATCTTTATAAACTTCATGTAAGTGACCGTATGAATTTACAGTCATCTTCTCTCTTGCCATAGGTAAAGACGCATTCATACTAATAGGGATACCTATCGGTAATGAAATTTGCATCTGCTTCGCCTTCTGGCTACACTTAACACAGAACTTATCATGAGTACCATCTTCCATGTCTACCCACTTATGTTTACATTCCATCCCCTCACCCCTAACAAGTAGTCCTAGCTTTAATAAGCATCGGCTTACGATTCAATACCTGCGATTTCATTTCTTTATATTTAAAGATAAGTTTATATGAGAGTTTAAAGCACTCTTCGTATTTAGGGTTATATTCTATGAGCAATGGTAACTCTTCATATAGATTTGCAGGTTCTGTTTGATGAACCTCAACAAACCAACAAGAAGCTAATATGTGTTCACATAGAACAATAACTCTGACTCTCACCCCTTCACTCCTTATCGCTTCCACGACTAACTTCCACGGAGCCATTAAATACATACAATCCTGACGATGACATTACAACGCCTTCCTTATCTTGCGTCATCCCTTTCCTATATCCTATTTCATACCCGCGCTTATACCCATTCTCGTTTGCTTCACATAACATCTTTTTTAATTGTTTTCTAGTTAATAAGTGCATTATCCTCACCCCTTAATTCAACTCAACATCATCCAAATCTGTCCAATACACTTCGCCAACATTATCACTCACACGTACCGATACACCATGCTCAGTTTCTGTTGCGTCGATTATTTCAATGTTACGTGTAATTGTTCCGCTCTGTCCGATTAAGTCAGGTCTTCTTTCGGCACCGTTCTCTATGTCATCAATTAACTTAGAAATCTCTTTATAAAGCTTCTCTCCATATAACATTGACTCACCTCTTATCATTCGGCTTGTTTTTTCATATCAATGTAGTTCTGCATAGTAAACGCCATCGCTTCTTCTTTCGTTAGACCGCCGTCCATGAATCCTTTAATCATGTGAGATAAAAATTCTCCAACTTCTTTACATCCTTCATACACTTGATTTAATTCATCATTCTTAATTTCAGCAAACATATTATTGATTGGATTCTCTTTCTGTAATTGCTCCGCTATCTCTTTACCAGCCTTAGCAAACTCTTCAAAAAGATTAACCTGTTTCTTCTTCATCTCTTCTCCTCCTTATCTTTCCTTAACAACAAATATCCGTTAAAACTTATCTACAATCCTCTTAGCCAAGTAAGTAAATAGACCCTTAACTAAAATAACCAACAACCATATAATCGAACTAATAGTGAATACTGTCATATAACTAACGTCCAATTTAAATACAAAGCTAATAATCCATGCTAGACCTAACCAAGTGACCGACCATACTCCAAAAGATAAAACTAGTATCCCTAAGATGCCTAATAAAAACAATTTAACATCTGTACTGTTCATTCCCTCATCTCCTCCTTAACAACAAACAAGACGCCCACCAGATCACGGCAGCGCCTACGATAATTGCTATTGGTTTAATCACTATTCGATCACGAATCCTAATTCACGTTGAACTCCAGAGAACGAGTATCCATATGCATAACCCACAATTCGAATACCTAGAGCATATCTATGCTCTAAATCTTCATTGTAAGTTTTCTTGTAATACTCCAATTTAGAAACAATATTATGTTTATCATTAATAATTACCTCGTCACTTGGAAATCCATCCATTTCGATCTGCACAGCTACATAATTTGCTTCTTCAGTTACGGCCTCATTAAAACACTCTTCTAATCCTTCTAATGTTAACTCCATCATTATCCTCCTAACCAAATGTCCATTTTGTTCATATTCCCGTTTAATGTGTAATTTCTATATAACAAAGAAAAAAGCACCCGTTATGGATGCTAGTTTGTTGATTTAATATTGTTATCGATTGTTTCAAAGAGTTGTGAGTTGATTCTCGTATAAACATCAATTTCTAATTCTAATGCCCCAATTACTTCGATTAATTCTTCTTGTTTACCTTTTTCCTCAATATACATATCATTTAGTTCTTCTAATTGATCATAATCATCTTCTTTTGTTTTGTTCATAAGTTCTTGAATACAATCCATCTTAGCATTGGTAATTTCTAAATTAGTTTTAAATAAAAATAAATCCGCTTTTCTATCCGTTTGCTCTTCTTGCAAATCTTCTTTCCATTTCTCCATAGCTGACCTTACATCAATTTTCTCCATAATTACATCCACCTCTCTATATTATGCAAATATATACATTCGACATAATTAGATACTATCCTCTTTACGAAACAAAAAGCCATCACCGGAGTGACAGCTTTCAAGGGGATGGGAGAAAAGAGAGAAAACAAATGGCAATAAGTATCTCTTCATTCAAGGCTGATAACTCTCAACCTTCTCCAAGCCACCGCATCAACTGTTTTGGCTACACGCCCTGTGTTCAGTGGCTGGGAGAAGAGCAAGAATATGCTCTTTATAATCTTTAGCTGGTATCAACAGCTTCTCAAGAGATTAACCTTATAAGAGGCGATATACATCATTCTTACAAGTACGTGTGTTAATCCCGTGAGAAACAGTCGAAACCATCTCTCGTTTATACTCCGTGGAGTCGGTCAATACTTCAGCCGTCGCATAGCCTTCGCTGACCTATAGTCTTTACACAATGTGATTATATCCAAGACGTATGTGTTAATTCCGACGCCTTGTTTGAACTAACGTATTTTCAAGGGGATGGAGAGGAGGCTCCACTACGTTAGTTCAAACAAAGAGCGGAAGCTCTCTGCCCTCGTTTTGGTCATTAATAAGAATCGTGAGTAATTACTAATGTACGAGATACGTATACAACTTGTTTGGGGTACTCAGAAACGTGATGTTTGTTCAATCAAGAACAACCACCCCCATTTCCATTTTCAAGAAAGACATTAACAAAGAATAGAGAATTATTATATTCACTATCAACCCAGAGGACATGGCGGTCTCTGAGCTGAACACTAAACATAATAGAAACAGCATGACGAATGCGAGTCATCTCACACCCGCCACACTGGAATATGTCATTGTAATTAACTCATTGGTCTTCTCGTCTTAACGCGGGTTCTTACCGCCTTGCCCGCCCTACTATGCGGTATACGTTACCGTGACATTCTCGCATCAGAACATTCACTAATAGGAGTGTTAATCCTCTTCGATATGCGGTTGTCAAAGGGCTGTCCAAAGCTCTTTAATGAGCTTGTAAGATAATAATAATTTGAAATACGCATTTGCTTATCCGCTCCTTTATCGTGAATTTATCCGCATTTTATCCGTGTTTTCCAACAATCTTCTCTACTCTAAAATCTACTTCTTCTCTTCCATATAGTTCACAATCAACAAGGTAGTCTCTTATTAAAGAATTTATATGGTCAATTGGTCCAAATCCATAATAATCACCATTTAAATACAATCTATATCGTTGTTTCATTTACTTCATCAACCCCTATATAATTCTTAGCGCTGTAGCAATCGCCATAATTGCATTTTTCTTCTGAGCATAGTACCAATTATTTTCAAGAAACATTTGAGCTTTTACATTCTTATCACTTGTCATTCCATTTCTAAGATACTTCCGCTCAATAATCTCTCTTTGTTCTGGATCTAACGCATGTTCCAATGCTCGTTTAATCTGAATGTATTTGTAATCATTAATTTTCTTAGTGTCACGTAATTCAGGAAACAAGGAGATATTTTGATTCGAACATTCTTCCTGGTTCTGCATACGAACCTTTAAAACTCTGTAACTGAATAACTCCTTTGCTACTTCTTTTTGTATTAATTTGTACTCCTCATTCGTGATTTCTGGAAAGAATGCTAATTGCTCCATCTGTAATCCCCCTATTTCTGAATTTGTTTTTTAACATCACATAAGGTACGTGAAATTTTAATGTCTCATTGTTGAATAAGGGAAACATGCATAGCGAGTAGCCCCCACCATCCACTCTGCATGGTTCCGTTATCCATTAAGCCTTTAATAACTTACGTGTCTTGTTGTTCATCTTTTCTTTTGCTGCTTCAATGTTATTTGCTACTTTCTTATGGTCCTGATCAAACTGAATCATTCCATCAAACATAACCGGTGCTAATGCTTCATCTACATATTGTAAGTAATCAACTGGCGCTCGTTCCGTCTGTTCTACTAAATACCCGTAAATATCAAAGTCTGCTCTTGATATAGATTTCTTGCCGTTCGGTTGATGAGACATCCTTACGTAAGACTGAACAACTGATGCAGGTACAAGGAATACTGTTTGATCCTTACTGAACTCTATAAGGAAGAAACAAATCGCCCCCATCTTCTCTGCTTTCTCCAGGTAATCTAATTGGTGTTGTGCAATGTTACTTAAATCGAATCGTGTAAGGCTCTGCGTTGACTTCGCTTCAAATGCTACCGCTCGTCCTTTGTAAACACCGTCGTAGTCTACTGTACTTTTAGCTTCATAGAATCCGTTTGTTACTTGGCTCCCCTTACTCTTAATCACCTTCACGGGAGTCGCACGCTTGTTTATAAGCGCCACTCCCTCCCTTTGATACATTTCATTCGATAGATTGATAAGCTTCTCAAAATGCATTCCTCTGTTTCCTAGTCCCATTGTTATTCCTCACTTTCTATTCAAAGGATTATTTTATTCAAAAATTCATTTTGTCGACCAATAAATTATGCTATATGCGACTATCAAATATATCCAAAACACCTTAGTTTTAGCTGGTTCAATATAGTAATGCTTTACAAACGCGATAAACCTTTTCATATTTCTTCTTCCTTATAGATCTGCAATTCATCATTTAACATCTCATTCTCTTCTCGTAACCTTTTATTTTCTTTTAACAAGATGTTGTATTCATGACAGTTAACTTCTCGCAATTCCCTTAACTCCCTAACCTCTTTATTCGCCAGTCCTAATTGTCTTGTAACATGGAAAAAGTCATCCCTTAATAGTTGATACTCCGTTTTCTTTTTCATATTTCATCCTCCAGAAACATCTATACACATTCGCACTATTCCGTAGCTTGATAAAGCTAATACTATAAAACTACCTATTGCCCACCAAGCCACTCTCCATGATGTTTCAACGCAAGCAAATATTGTCGCACTTGCGCTGAATACCATTAAACTTAACGACCATAAAACCGAGTAAACTATAACCATAATCATTTAGTCTTTACCATGAGCACATTTCCCGCATTGGAACTTCCAATGTCCTTCTTCTTCTGGAAAGTAATTGTTAGCCCCTTTCCCACAAGCACACCACATAAAACTTAAATCATCTCTATACTGAACACTGCCATCTTCTTTTTGATGTAAAACTAATTCACCTTTGATCATTTTCCTTTTCCTCCCCTGAATAAAACTCAATATTCCGTCAATACTGTAGACAACCCATTAAGTTACTTTCTCCCAGTTCCCCCTTGGAGAACCAGCCGAGCAGTTAGCTTTTGCTAGCTGCTCTTTTTATGGATTCACTACATAAACTTCTTCTGCCCATGATCTTCCTGTTAAATAATTATTAATGGACAAGTAATCGTTTCTACGTACATTCAAAATCAATTCATTTATACGATTAATTGTGCAAGAAGCATGATGTGTGATTTCTCCTAACTCCTTGTACTGTCTTGACCCTTGTTTCCATTTCACAATCACAACGTCACTTTTTTGCAACTGTTCAAACTGTTCTTGTGTTTCAAGCTTTACAAAATTCATATCCATTCCCCTTTTCTACAAAATGAAATTTTTATACTAAACCTTCAATCTTTGCTATTGCTTCAAATATCGGATAGATCTGTTGAGGCACAACCGCATTTCCTAAGAATCTCAATCTATCTTCGTCCAATCTTGTGGCAGTCCCATCATCCATTCCACAAACTGCGGATTGATTTTCTTCCCAATATGTTCTGGAAAGTGTTCCCCGATTGATCCCGGTAATGTTTTGCCGTGGCTGCCGTTTGCTTCTGAAGGGCACAACTCGCGGATTGGCTTGTAATTTTGACTTGTCGTTGGAGTGGCCAACAATAAATGTCCGGTATCTTTGATGTGGCGCGCC